CCTCACACCAGTTAATCGAATTATTTGCACAATAATTTTTAGCCTTATTAAGAAGCATCTCTCTAAGATACACGCTGTCAATCTCTTTAATTTTCTTCACTGCTTGAAGTGCATTCTTGAGTGTTAATTTACCGCCCAATCCTCTGAATAAATTGTATATCGTGGATATAACCGAGCAGGGATTATATAATTTACATTTGTAACAATTCACGCTTTTAGTAAAGTTACTCCCAAATGATATGCAAATACAACCAAAATGTAAAAAGATAGATTTACGTATTGCGTTAAGACCAGACGTGTAACCGATTTTACTCATTTAACCATCTCCTTCAGCTTGTATATCATCTCTTCAATAATCAATTCTATGTATTCGTGATATTTTTCTTTTACGTGCCCACGCAAAGACAACGAATTTAAAATATTACTATATACACCGACCGCTCTGGAAATTAAATCCCATAATGAATACTCTCCACCACAAATTTTATTTTCTATACACGGGCACGATTCGGATCGAGACGTTGTTGTCTTACACGTATAATAATCGCAAAAAGGACATGAATTATGTAATGAATAATAAACATCACCCGCGTTCTCATTCATTGACTTTACCATATTTAGAATTTTTTCATATTTTTTCACGGTTTCTTTTACGCAATATTCAAGTGTTGAATCTTTCATTCAATCATCATCACTACTTAAATATTTTTTCTTTCGTTACTTTCACGGATTCTACTTCTTCATTCACAACACTTGTAATCACGTGAGTACAAAAATAAATGGTGAATGGTTCACCTCTTGGTTGCTCACGAACCCAATCAATCATTGAGAATGTGTCAAAATGATAAATATTACCGTCTTTATCCTTCACGAATATATTAACGTTGCCACCAGTCATTCCTACACGTCCATTAACAATCTTGGCGAATTGTCCTGAATTAATTTTTTCACGTATTTATTATTCAAACGTAGCTCAACGGGCTTGAGTTTTTTGTCTTCTTCGTCCCAATCAATTCTCTTGTCTTTTCTGATTCGTGGTACCAAATATTCGGCAGTCTGCTCGGTAGAGTGTGCGTCAATTTCATTTTGTGGAATGATTGAAGCAAGCACTTTTTTGTTCCAGCTCACTTTGCTGTTAAGTAACACCTCTTTCAGGTCTTCGTGGCTTAGCCTGTCAAGAAGCCACTCGGTATCAGGTGTTCTACCACGCGAGCGTTCTTGCCACTCAAGGCAAAATAATGGATGGCGTGCCTGAAACCGCTTGCCATGATCTTTCAGGTAAGATTTGATTGTCGAGTGGTAATCCTTGTATTCCTTTTCGAGTAACTTAAATTGAATGTGACCAAAAATAAAATTTGCGGTTATGGTTTCAATTTCAGTTTGTGTTAGCTCTTCGCCGCGTTTCATTTTATCAATTATGATTTCTGACTCGTTAGCTCTTTTTGTGATTTCACGTTTTTCATGCGTTGCATTCGCCATTTACATCATTCCCATTTCTCTTGCTTTATCAATTAATTTATTAGCAAAATTCTTCGCTTCTTCCATTTGCTTGTTATCTTCAATTTCTCTTGATAATAATTCCGTTACCTCAAGAATTTGATGCGGCGTACCACCGTTATATATTATATCACGTAATAATTTCTGTATATCTTTTTCAAAAGTAATATTGTGTGATAATTGTAACATTAACTGTTTTAAATTCGCCATTTATATCAACCCCGCTTTCTTTGCTTTTTGCCACGCTTCAGTTTCCGGGCAAATCTTTATGCTGATACAATTCAATTCTTTTACTGTTTTATCAATGCCGTACAAGATGATAGTTGCACCGTTATTCTTGTCAAAAAATTCTCCGTATGCGGATGATATTTTTTCACGGTAATTTTCGTCATCTTGCAAGTTATGATATAAGTCATACTGTTCTCCTTTCGGCATGTGATTATCACCTACCGTGTGAAGACAAGCTCTCATTACCTTTCTTTCATTACCGTTAAAAACCGAAGTAAATTCAGTTTCTCTTCCATTCATTAGTTTATCATGCATTTCTTCCATTTGGTTTTGCAAAGAGTAATATTCGTCAATTACCGCTTCAAAGGATTGCTCGACATCTCTTAATATATGGTCGGGAACTTCTCCGCCGTAAGTTTCGAATACTTCCATTAATCCATTCAATACGTTTTCTTTCACAGTCATATTTTATCACTTCCTAAAAATTAATTGTTTGATAATAACATTATCATACAGGTATTTATACTTTTTCATCACGAAAAAATTACCCAATGAAAGTATATCTTGAACCGCTCCACCGAATATCCCTCTTGACGACACCTTCTTTTTCTAACAGTGAAAGGTATTTATAAACAGTTGATTTACACACATCAACCATTTTTAATATTTCACGCACCGTTATGCCTTCATTATTTTTTATGATACTTGCAATGGTATCTTTTGGTGAAACATATTCAATTTTCCTTACTTTTATAGTCATTACACTCACTTCCCATAAATTGATTCATAAAACATTTCACAATACTTATTTACCCAACACCACTTACAAGCCGAACTTCCGCGTTTAAATTCAGGCTTGATATTTTCGCCACGCAAGAATCCCGTAACATTCCGTGCATAGCGTAATATATCATCCCACGTCATTGTTAATTTAGGTATGGAATACCACCTACGCTCACCCGTAACTTTATTTACGGCGTGTATCCACAACTTATTAACTTTCAACCCGTGATGCCTCGCAAGTAGTGCATAAATTGATACTTGATTCTTATGATGAAACTTTGGCATTCCCGCAAAAGTAGAACATGTCTTGATATCAATGATGTCGCCCTTCACGTACAAGTCAATGTGTCCAGAAATAGTAAAATTGTCAATTTTTGCTTCCACGCCCACTTCGACCTGCTCAGGTCTGTATGCACGTTGAATTTCATTATGCGTTCCATTGCCGATCATGAAAATCGTCATTAGATCCATTGGCACGTAAATGTCCATTGTCTTGATCAGTATGTCTGACGCCTCACAACCCATTGCAATTCTACTTGCACGGACGCGCGTTTTATCGCTTTCGTGTTGCAATTCCTTTATCATTAGTAGCCGTTCTTCAACGGATGGACAATTGAATGAGTTGCACGATAAGCACTCTTTCCATTGCACGTGTTTCTTACTACCGGGACAAATTGTTCCAATGATCATTTCAATACACCTCAATATGCGGGATGGAACATCGTTCCTTTTAGCGTTGATTTCTTTAAGTTATCAAGTATGCGTTCCAAGAATAGAATGGCATAATCGGGTTCAAAATACCTAATATCGTGGTTTACATTCCACAAACTAGGAACTGGTAACAATGTCAGTTCATGCTTGCAATGTGGGCATTCAATATACGGAAGAATAGGTGCGTTACTATTGTATGCATTTTCCGAGTTATCTATACCAATTTTGTCAAACATAATTTCTAATTCAAGTGCGTTAATAACCCAATCATTACCTTCTATGTTCTCTCTACTGACAATTGGTTTATGACACATCGGGCAACAAAAACCGAGCTGATTAGAACTTGTCGCGTGATTATACGCTTCGCAAGTTGGGCATTTCTCATCTTCGGGCATTAAATTTCACCTCTAATTTCTCATTGAATGTATTTGCCCACTTTAATGCATTCCATTTTTCCATGATTATATTTCGGTTATACTTAAGTAGATCTGATAACGGCACTTTACCCGCAATAAAATTAATATTTGACACGAGATTATTTGCGTCTTTGTATTTTAACACGGAAAAACTATCCTCCTTTTTTGAATTAACAGATAATATTGGGTAAATTCCTCCAGCACAATATTCGAGTATCTTCAATTGTCGATTATTTTTACTTTGCGGCGACAAACAGGCAACGCCAACGTTCATTAATTTGAGATATTTTGGTAATTCATTTCTATTCTTTCCACCCAAATATATAGATCTACCGCGTGAATTATCACACCTTGCTTTCACTTCGTTACTCAACACGCCGCTACCGATTATATATCCCGTTATATTCTTTTCACATAGCCTCATTGCTTTGATAAACGTGAATGGGTCTTCCACATGATTTAACGTTGCAAGTAATACAACATTAATTTCTTCAGACCATTCTGTTTTTAAATGGTATTCATAGCACTCCGTATATCGTTCTGGATTAATACAATGAGGAATGACGTTATCACGAATGCCATTTAATTCCGGCAAATCGTGATTTTCAATCGTCCAGAAAGCGTGATCTTTAACTTTTCGTGCAAGTTCAATGTTAAAAGGCAACGTGTGGTATCGTGTCATGAACGGAATGTTTAGTTCCGCACACGCTTGCGATTCACGGTCGCCGAGGCACAAACAAAAATCAAACTGCAAAGTTTCCCAAATTTGCTTTAATTTAAATTTTAGGCGTGAATGATCATAATCGAACTTATGAATATCTTTACCTTCAATGCGTGTGGAATTATTTACCCGTGCACAAAGAAATGTTAATTCGTGGTCGCGTTCGAGGAGATCACAATTTGTCGTCCATGCTCCTGACATGCCAGGAATTAGGTCGTATGACACTACTAAGATCTTAATTTTTTACCACCCCATAGTTATGAATGCTACAACGTAACAAATTATCACGACTAAAAAAAACAACCCCGATATTACATACGGCGCAACATCAGAAAAACTAATTTCAGGAACTTTATCTTCATCGTCATATTTGATTCTGATTTTGTATTCAATTTCGTCAAGTTCGTATTCATCATCAAAACCGCAATTAATGCAATACCTATCTTTAATTTCGTGCCCGCAAAGCTTGCATTTTTTTATTTCGATTTCTGTTGTTAGCTCCATTTTTGGTCGCGTGTATCCCGTTGTATGATAATATATCACTTATCTTCACCTTGCTGATCACGTTCAAGTGTATGACCAACTTTAATGCAATCATCTGACGCTTCCGTGTCGTTACCATCGTAAGTTACACGCACGTATTCACGAATGAATCCATCACGTAATTCATTTGCATTTACACCAGTATCAACGTCTTCCTGCGTGTAACGGGGTGTTATTCCACGTGCTTCGTTTAAATCTATATTATTCATCACATCACGGTAATAATTTCCAAAAGAAAATATCCTACCATGCCTTCTCGGAAAATTAAAATCAACAAACACCATTCCAGAAACCGCTCTTCTCGTATCAGGCGGGCACGGCGTGCATTCTACATCTATATGACCATGAGATTGTGATTCCATTTTTTCTTTCAATTCGGGAAATACCTTCTCTGCACAATAGCAACAATAGAAATCCATTTTATCAATGTTATCAAGGAAATCCACGAGCTCGGTATTCGTATAATGTGATAAATTCGTGAGTATGGTAAGAGGTTCGATTTTTATATAACAACCGCTTAAGTTATCGTTCATCTTTGGATAAGAATCTATGAGTGTCTTGCACGTACGACCTTTTAATTTTTTATGTATTTCGTCAAGAAGAAACATGCGGAAATTTTGAACGATCGCTTTATCAATTTTATCAATTTCATCAATGAAATCTGCCATTACATCCCACCTTTCATTATCGGGATAACCGTGATATTCATTCCTTCACTAATTTCTTCGTCCAATCCAATACGCCTGCTTTCACGCTTTAGCACGACAGCATATCGCTTCGGATCATAACCGTTTGCTTCGAGAAAATCCCGAACGGTTGTTTTTTGCAATACAAGCAAGTCTTGAATTGGAGATCTCGGATTAGTCATTACTACCAACTCCTTTTTGTTTAATAATATAATTATTATCATTTATTAACCGTTCTATTTGTGGCGGGTGATCGCTACGAAACCTATTAAGTAATAATAGTTGTGCCCAGTTTTTCCTGAACCACAAGTAATTACTTTTTATCCATTCCCTACGGAAATCGTCATCGCCATCATGAAACGCTTTCTTTTTTGGATTGGAAGAATCACGCGTGCACGAACCCATTAATTTACGAATGTAATTTTCTTCTGTTGCAACATGACCATAATGGTAACAGCACGCCCCATTAACTCTGGCTATTTTCCTTCGGTTTTGCCATAACGTAGTATGTCGGGTATCGCCAATGTTGTCAAGTGTTTGCGGCTGTCGGTAATGGTATTTTAGGTCATCACGCCACCGAATGAATTTTAACATTCCCGTTTCATTTACTTTGTACCAATTAAAGCCCTCTGGAATACGACCGTAAAAATTAACGAAACGGTATAACAACACGTCATGTTTATTAAACAACCCTGCACAATACTTAATCTGACTTACATCCCTTGACTTGTAAAACTCATCCGTATCGATAATCCACATCCACGTGCAATCAAGTTCTTTACGTATGAACTCAAGGTAAGTGTTCCGTTGCTCAGCTTCGTTATCAAAATTACCCGTCAGGAGGAATACTTTATCGGATCTTTCTTGCGAGTATTCTATACAAATATTCAGTGTATTATCCGGCACTTGATTAGAAAATTCTTTTTGTGCGCCATACACGATAATGAGGTGATCAACGTATGGAAGGATACCTTCAATCGCATATTTCACGTACGGTTCTGAGTTATAGGCAATCATGCATCCAATAATCTTCATTTTCATCATCCTCCTCTTCTACGTTTGTTTCACAATAAGGATTTTGGCAATAATATACATTTTCAAGTTTAGTACATACACCAATAAGATTAGAATTTTCTTTTCGTTCTTCATCAATATCAAAACACTGACCTTTCACTAATACATTTCCATTCGTCTGGATCGTTATAACATAACGTGATTCGAGTGGGCTTCCACATTTTTTACACGGTACCATTTTCATCATACCTCCTCATACCAATCGCAATCAATCATATTCATTTCCGTTCTTCCTTCCTGTATTTCCGCTTATATACATCATCTAAACTAACCATCATTTGAAAAATATTCACGCAATTTATTATCTCGAAACCGCATTTATCACCAAAGCTCATTGAAGCAACAGGATGTGCTATTACAGGATCAGTTCCCGTACACTTTTCCTCTGACCATTTTGCGAATGCACGAAGATCCTTCGGAAGGCACTTACCACCGAGAGGAAACTTACTTTTTGACAAATATTTCCAGTGATCTTTTCCGATACGAGGATTGTCTGCGAATATTTCCATTACATTAGCACTATTACATATCTCTTGCATTTGATGTGCAAATAGACATTTCATGGCATAATAGCAATTGGTAAAATATTTAATAAATTCAGCTTCAATCGGTTCAACGTCTAATAACTGTTCATTTTTCCAGATTAAATTAAATAAGTCGTGTATCTTGTACACGTATTCATCCGATGGAAAAGATTCACCAATTATAGGTTTGCGTCTAGGTTTAATTATATCAGCTATTGCCGTTTTTTCATCCAAAAATTCGGGCATGCAACAAATATACCAATCGTTATATTCTGCAATGTAATTATCAGTCGTAAGCGGTAGTACCGTAGATTTTATCACTATGATTTGGTCATCACGTTCTTTCGGGTGTAGCCATTCCATTACTTCGTCAAGTTCGGATAAGTCTTGCGTGCCGTCTTCTCTTGTAGGCGTGGGAACGCAAATAAACACGAAATCACAATTTTTACGAATGTCATCACGCGTGGATTGTAATGATTTATACGCCACGTTATTATACTTATCATAAAGTAAGATATTAACGTCATTCACCTGACCGAACGCTTTTGCAAGTGCTTGACCAACCGTGCCCAAACCGATTATCCCGATTATCATTTCAATTCACCAATCTCATTTTTTCGTTCTAATATCTCACGTAAAGATTTTATTTTTCCTTCTTTTCGTTGTTTAATAAACCATAATAAATCTTTAATAAAATTATAATGGTAATCGCATAGATACATACCGTATTCTTTATGCTTTACTTTTCGTTCGCAAACTTCACCATAAGCAAATACTTCGGCAGATCTAGCAAATGGTATTTTTCTAAACTCGCAACGAAGTTTAACTTTTGTCATTTTAATCCTCCGTTAATAACTTCAGTAGCTTTTCTCTTGCACGGAACTCATTGCCATCACACAAATAAGTGAATGATTTCATCCACGCATTCCATATCCCGCGAAAAACACTGAGGTTTTTGCTACCCACTTCGAGTGCAACAACATTACAGATTTCATTCAATGTCATATCTATATCTTTCTCCATGATATAATCATTAAAATCACGATGTAACGAAAATCTCTTTATTCCCACAACGTGAATATTAGTTTTTGGGAATAAGTCTATTTTTACTGCTATAGAGTCTGCGAAATCTTCATACCACACGTCATATATGATATTAAGTTTCTTACTTAATTTATCTTTTATTTTTTGTGCAAATTCATGAATATTTTTCTTCAAGTTTCATTCCTCCTTTTTTATATTTTGATATTTTATTATACGGCAATACATAATAACCCTTAAACATTCGTTTTATTTCTTTCACGGGCGAATGTAAAAAACCGTGCACGTTACCCAATTGTTTAATAAGATAATAATGTTCGGTTTCATAACAACCAAAGCCTTTTTTGAAGTTCCACGTCCCGTCATTTATCTTTGCACTTGAGTGCATGTTGAATACCGATATATCCTGCATTTTTGCAATATTAAGTTCTTCATTCAACAAAAATGTATTGCCGTCAAGGTAAAAGTATTTTGAGTCAAATGCAGAACGGTAATAATCAACGTGATATTCGTTCTTCAGAAATATTGCACCGCCTATCATCATATTCTTATAAAACACGCAAGATAAATACGAATTATCAAGTTCAAGTAACTTGCGAAAATAATCATACTCTATAACTTGCGATTTTTGCTCAAGAGAACGCTTGACGTGGATCTTGTACCATTCACTGAGATATTCATTACCCGTTTTCACGGAAAGAACTTTTTTCTTGTTTATTTTTCTGATTTTGAATTTCACGTCCGACCTATAATTATCCATCACGTTACCAACCGAGCGTAAATTCACGTATTGTATCGGGTTCACGATTGTCGTGTCAAATAAATTAAAAAGCTTGCTTTTCATATTCTTCAAGAATAATGGTGCGGTTACATACGTGAAAATATCAACGTCAAATCCTCTTAGCATATTAAATATTTTCATGATTTCGTCTGGTAACGTAGGAGCGTAGCTTGAATATCCTGGCTGGCAGTTTGCAACATTACCGTATTTTGTTTTACGAATGAATATCGGTAACCCGTTCATGCGTATGAATTTATCTTTGTTGTAATACGATTGCAAGAAGTCAGAGTATTCTTCGGATTGTTGAACCATTATCATTCTTCCACTTCCGAGAGATATTTTCGAATTCTATCCATTTCGTCATACCACCATTTCGGAATGGTTAATTTCTTTTCTTCTATTATTTTTTTTCGTTCGAGCAAGTAACCTATGCGTGCCAAAATAATTTTTTCTTTTGGTACATCAACTCGTGTGAATATACTAACAGAATAATCTTCATCATATTCGCCACTTTCTATAACTTCTTTAATAGCTTCATCTAATGAGTCAAAGTCTTCACTATATTCTTCATACGGATCGCCTTTCATAAAAATCACGGTATATTTTTTCACTTTATCGCCTCCATGAATTGATCTACTCGGTAACCAATCGTGTGTTTTTTTACCAGCTCATACTCCATTTTCCAATTGTCTGGACAATCCAATATCCGTTTTATCAGCAATAACAACCCTTCTTTATCGTATGTTACTTCAGTTCCGAATAATTCGGCAGGGTACACGTCTGAAGCTAATATATTCCCGCTACCAATCACTTCAAAAAATCGTAGCGTGGCAATCTTCACGTCAGGGTGATTTACGTGTAATGTTACTCTTGCACGGTTAATCAATTTATTTAATTCTTCCCTGAACACTTCATTACCGAGTGAAGAAGAGAACACTTTAATGTCTATGCCATTCGAGGTGAGATATTTTAAGGTTTCAATACGATTCGGATACAACGAACCGTACCACAACACGTCAATGTCTTTCGCAATATCGAGTTTCTTCACGTATGGCAAGACACAACATGGATTAAACGCAATGCCATTTTCGTATTTTTCCGCTTTGTCGGGATCTGTCGTGAGGTAATAATCAAAAAACGGTTGCCAATGCAAGAAATAATCAGTTCCCGCGTGGTCATCACCACACACGCCGATTATTTTAACGCCGAGTTTTCGAATATCATTCAAAACGGCAGGGTGGACATTTTTATCACCCCACCATAGATAGTAGTCAATATCATTATTCTCGCAAAAATCTATTATTTTATCATAGTATGACCAATATTTTTTCCGTGTATGTGGAAAAACAATATCGTGGAGTAAATGTTCCCAATCATACCCGATCTTTATATCAAGTATCTTTCTCGTGTCAAATACTGTAACTTCGTGCCCACGCCTTCGCAGTTCTTCGACATACGTTTTTTCCATTGGTATTTTTCCAGAATAATTTCCCGTAAATAAGAATTTCATTTGTCCATCTCCTTTAGCATGAAAAGTATTCCGTTAAGTGCCTTTTCAATGGATGATATTCTATTTTCAATCGTTGTTAATCTATCAAATTTTGGATTATCACGGTACTGACAGTTATCTATTCCTGGCACGAGGCAAATTGGCTTAAGTTCACCTTGTGCAATGCACGTTGAATTTTTTTCATTATAATATTTACATAATTTTATTTCGTTCATTTCATATCCTCCAGCATTTTCTGCAGTTTTTCGAGAATCTCATTATATAAGCGTAACGATTTTTCACGCGAAGCAAGCCGTGCACGACTCCACAGATCTTCACCAGACATACCACAGATTCCAGCAGTTACGAGTGGACAAAAGGGTTTTTTGTTAAACGGGCTTTCAAGGTCTCGCTTTCTGCAGGCGTAGTGCTTGCAGAACTGGCATATCTGCAAGTGTAAGTCGTGTGCTTCTGCAGGAGAAAAATGCTCGAATGCGTATATCACTTCCTCGTACTTGTAAATGGTTTTTTCAAGGCAGAACTTCAGCACTTCATTTCCTTCGCTCATTTTACATCTTCCTTTTCGAATGCTTCGCAAAGCGTTGCTATCAGCTCCGCGTTTTTGTTAGGAAAGAGGTGGAAAAGCCCACTCTCATATAGCTTACGATTGTAATAACACATTTTCTTGTGAATGCAGTCGTGGCAAACTTTACCCTGTTTTGTGATAAAATCTCTTGTATTGAATAGATTCTCCGCTATGTAATTATCTATGAATTTCTGATCATCCGTGAGTAAATCGTATGGTTTGTTAGCCTCGTGATTAAAAGAGGAAGGATCGATCTGCTCAATTGCCTCCAGATACCACTCGTGTAATTTCCGAGCAAGCTTTTCAACCTTACCTTCATTCGTCATCATTCAACCCTCCTAAAAAATTCACACGTTGTTGCATCATCATATTCATACGTTTCGCAATCACAACAATTGCACCATCCGACATCCAATGGTGGATCTTCAGCAATCATATAGTGCTCGCAATTTTCACAATAATTATTTTCGCTCATTTTACTACCTATTCTTTCTTAATCCATTTTACTTTATAAGCACAAACGTGTATATCCAAACACACACCTCTCTTTTGTTTTTTCAAAAAAGATGTGAATTCTTCTTCCGACTCTAATTTAAATATATCATTTCCTTTTACTATAAAAAATATCATTTATTACCGCCTCCATTCTCTTTTATCAATTATATCTAATATCTGTTCCACGCGATATTTGTAATCCAATTCTTCGGTATTCACGCGTGAAATATCCTGATTTGTAATTATATCTTCTTTTGAATGACCGCAAGCAAGTATGTCATACACGCGACCCTGAATCATTTTTCGCTTGACCATGTCTTCATTATGCAGGGCGAATATTTGCCCTGCCTGAGTATAAACTTTTCGCGTGTCCTCATACGGAATGTATCTACCCATTATCCTGATATTATCACGAACGAAGTCATTCCACCCGTTACCATAAACGTGAATGCCATTCTTGCCACGAAAATGTTCACTCACGATCTCATATTTCCGCTTATCGTAATTTCCCACGTAAAGATACTTACAACCATAATCTCCTGAGAAATCCGGTCTGAATGTTTCCGTGTCGGTAGCACACTCAACATGATATGAATTTGGCAGGTCAGAGTTCGGTTCTATCGTGAGGTAAGCGTCATAATGATATTGATAATTTTCGTCCCAAAAACGCTTCATATTGATCGGTGAAGAAACAATCCAAAATATCTTATGTAAAACGTTTTCCTTGACGATTTCCTTCACAAACCTATCCAAATTTTCGTTGTTACAATTAGTAATCAATATATCATAATACTTGAACTTGATATTGTTACAATTAAACAAGTCATAAAGGTATGCTTTATATCCCATTCGCTTTAATGACGATTGAAATTGAAGAAGTTCAATCGATTCACCCCAACATTCATTTTTATTAATATATTTCGGGCATATAAGTGCTACTTTTAACTTATTTCCTTGAATTGATATATTCCACACACTCCACTAATTTTCGTTGCTTTCGTTTTATCACGAATCCTATATTATTATAATACTTTTCAATCGAATCTTTTTTATCAAGTCTTAATACCCACATCTCTTTTCCACTTTTGAGTGTATTTCTGAATGATAAACTCGAATCAATTTCAAAATACTGTAATAATAACCGTTGAGCAAATTCTAACCATTTTTTATGCGTGCTTTGTAATCTAAGTTTTAATATAATAAATTTATGACCTTTGTTATTCACTCCTCTGTATATTCCACAGTAACCATCAGAATCAAACCATGATTGAAGAAAATGTTTTGGATATTTTTCACATAAATACATCAATCTTTCTTCTGTTTGTGATTTAAACCAATTATAAAATGGAGTATTTTTTATCTCAAATTTATATAACCATTGTTCACATTTTCTTCTCGGCTTTGTTCGACCTATATACAATTCTCTGTAATTGTGAAAAACTTTTAAAACATTCCTACCAAACTCCTCGACAAATTCTTTATCTACCGCCGTTAAACGTAATACTCCATTTACTCTATTTCCTCTTTTTATTCCATAACATCCTCCATCACCAACAATAAAATTACTTAAAATATATGACAGTTCTGGTGATGATTTAATTACAATATTTTTCATAGTATCACTTCATTATCCCATACAGTTCTTTTTGTATAAAAATACATTCCCACCATATTTCATTTGGAGTGAAATATTTTGGTGAGATTAACGCAAACTTCATTTTAACATTTCACGCCCCATATCAATGACTCTAACTCGTCTTTTATCCTGTTTTTACACACGCTAAAATCATACTTTGGCTTAATTGCTATTGATCTTACTACCAAATCGTTTTCATGTGAATGAATTACCTCTGCAATTCCCAATGCACCGCAAGCTATACGAAAAGAGCGAGAACCAATTTCCCACATTGAATTATAATAATACTTGCAATTTGCGATTTCACGCAACCACGAATGCCAATGCATTTCTTTGACTTCATTCTCGAACAATCCTTCGACTCTTCCGTTGTAACGCTCACACATTGTGGCAAGCGTTTTAAGCTTGTATTTTTCTTTGAATAGCCAGCTTAAAATACCGTTATACACCTTTGATACCGAACCGATCACGAGCAATTCATACTCGCGTTTGTCAAACGGAATTAAGAAATTATCTTTTACCCATTTCACAGGATATGGTGTATAAAAAGTCTTCACGTTATCGTGAATCATGCTGTAGGTATTCATAGCGCGTTCGTCTTCGTGAACATAAACCATATCCACGTACTCTTTCACGGCTTTAAAGTGATCAACTTGTCCTTGTGGCGACATTCGGAATATCATTGATATATCGTCTTCCTGCAACATTACTATCTTTGCTTTCGGAAAAAAACTCTTGACTTTTTTAAATACTTTCACGTGAAAGTTTTCTGGACCTTTACATTGCTGAACGAAGACAATATCAATATCGCCCATATCATGAAATAATATTGGCTTCATAAACTCATTCAAGTTAATATAATACACGTCATTCGGAAATAGATCACCGAGTGCACCCCAATTATAGTATTTTGGCGGGTTTGTTTCGTGCCGCCACCAACCGTAATCGTTTAATGCCGAAATTAATATCATTTTCATTTTATCAACTCCTATATATCAATTTCTTCGAAATCACTACAGGCAACTGCATCACATTGACACTCCACTTGATGATACTCACAAAAACCAATATCCTCTTCGAGGTAACGCCAATAAAAACACTCATTACACTTCATTTTTTTTAACCGCACGTAGTATTAATTCAAATATTCTTCTCGGAAATTTTAGTATTCGTAATTTCCACGCAATGTCTGACCACATTTCGAATGGTACCGACAAAAACCTTCTCAAGCCAGAAAAATTTTTCGATTAAACTCCCTCTCCAGAATCCTCTGTTTTCGAATGATCGTAAATCCAACTTTTTTATAAAAATTATATTTGTCTTCCTTTTTTGATATACGCAACTCATATACTCTTTTATAGTGTTCTCTTTTCTTTTTACGTTCATATATTTTTGTATCTATACCAAAATACTTAGAAAGTAGATATTGTGCGAAATCTATCCATTCTTTATTAGTATTAATTAGTATCAGACTGAAATATTTACCTATTGAATTACGGTTTTTCCTACGATAATTATATATTCCAACACTTCCATCAGAATTAAACCACGATATAAGAAATTCACGTGGATATTTTTCGCATAAGCACATTAATTCTTTAGTAGTTTTTGATTTAAACCATTTATGAAATGCTTGACTATAAAAAATTACAAGATAATTTTCTTTTCTATTTTTTGTCCCACGTGGTACTGTAATAATAGGAGGATTATTACTCTTACCAAACGTTCGTAAGACATTCTGCATATGGAATCTAAATTCCTCTGTAAATTCTTTGTCTATACTTTGCATCCTTATCATAAATTGAGATGGTTTAACAACATACACATTACCATCTCCAACAATTAAATTACTTAATATATAAGACAACGAAGGCGAACACTCTGGTTCAATCATTTTTTATAACTCCTTTTTACTAATTGTAATACATATTCGAAGTATTTTTTAGGAAAACGAAAAATACGAAACTTCCATCCAACGTTTGCCCACAGTTCGAATGGTAATGACAATAGACGTTTTAAACCTCTAAAATTTTTTCTTATATTATCTTTTCTGAATTTCAAACCACATAACCAATATAAACTATGCTTTGCAATATCGAAATTTACGTGCTCGGGAAACATTCTCTGGAGTTCAGACGGATAACTTGCATAAGTGTACATACTAAATCTTGCCTGAGGAATCCATGATTTTGTAATATCAATGAATGTCATTAAGTCTAATAAATCTTCACGCGTTTCGGTAGGCAGTCCTACCATGAAAGAGAACATTGGAGATACATTAGGAAATTTTTTGAATACGAATTCTAACTTAAAGTAGTTTAAAACCGTTGATTTAAACTTGCAATTGAGTAATTCTCTTAACCGCTCACTTGTTGTTTCCAATCCGATTTCGATTGACACGCAACCGCAATCACTCATTTCTTTTATAGTTTTATAATTGATTTTATTAACGTCCATGTTACAATGCCATTTCATCTTGCATGACTTTAATTCTTCTCCAATTCTTTTATCCCACTTGAAATTAGGATCGCCGATAGATACAAAATCGTGACCAGCATTTTTTATTGTCCATATTTCTTTTATTACACGATTGACAGGAACTGGAGTCCACTTGCCATTCACGGTACAAAAACGGCATTTATTATTACAGCCGAAACTCGTGAAAAGTAACGGTTTAAATATCTTATAGAAGCGTTTCGTTTTTTCGGTAACGGGATCTTGCATATCGAATCTTTCATTTATGAAATGCACGTCATAACTTAATGATTTATAATAAAACGATTCGAGTTTTTCTTTGCCTTTATTTATTGCCTTGTACCCTCCAACATAAAAATTCATAATCCCTAATTTTTCACGAAGATAACCCATTAATAACTCGCAATGTTCCCATTGCGTGCCTTCCATTGAAGAAAACATTACATGTTTTGCCTTACCCGCAAGTTCTATTAGCGTATAATAAGAATCACACCGTTCGTCCCAATACTCGACATTATACCCTTCTGCTTCATATCGTGCTCCTACTTTCATTATGGAAAGCGGAATGTATTGGTCGCCAGAATGCTCGTCAATCTTTGGATAAATAAGTAAATAATCTATTTCATTCATAACATTTTGCATGTATCATCACCATTTTTGAATAATACTTCTGATATGTCAAACACGCTATATTTATAAAACCGGACATTGATATTTTTCCACACGATCTTTATGTTATGCACCTCATAGCGTAATCGCGGTGGTAATATCGTTATATCGGCATTAAAATACTCTGAAATGTTTATCACGTTTTCCGTGATGTCGTCAGAAAAATATGGCATATCCGACTGCAAGCGTACAGGCGTGTTAATATCAAGGTATAAACAAAATTGCGTGAATAACTCATTAAAAAAATCAAATAATTTTATGTGGTATTTACCGTTTATAATTGACTTTATATCATCTCTATATTTTTTATAATACTTGAATTTATAAAACGTGTCGTCATATTTCTTCCACAATTTCCTTTGCCACGAAGAATCGCCGTTGTATATACGTATGTCTTCGAATTCAGTGAAACGATTATTAATGACAGGTATCGTTACACCATAACATTTATTATACAATTGTGGCAATTTCTCGCGATCTAACACGACAAAAACGTCTGCTTCCTTTAATGCACGCCAAAAATGTATCGTGCCAAAAAAAGGGATGTAATCAATTAATATTTTCCTCATCATTCTCTTCCTCGTAAATAAACATTCTGTCTTTTATCACCGTAAATTAACCACGCGTTTTTTGCCATGCCTTACACCCTTTACACGGTTCTTTACTCATTGGCGTATTTACAAACACGCATTTTTTGCAATAATTTTCGTATATTTCGTGTTGCCACCTATTATATGCATGAATACAATTTCCAAACATTTTATCACCTCAAATATGGTAATCGACTATTACAACATAATCATTCGGCTTTAGTTTATCGAGAAACCTCTCTTTGAATTTCATTGCCCAACTTACAACATTTTCTGTTCTTTCGTACCATTTACCATTTTTACACAACACCGAATAGGTATGAAAATACTTACTCGATTTAATTAAATCTTTTTTATACTCTTCTGAATATGGAAAGTGTGAAATTTCATATTCAGCTACTATTTGTATTTTCTTTTGTATTCCTTCCCAATCAACCTGAAAAACATACGCACCGTCATACCCGCATAATCCACTATCACGACCCATTAATCCTTTTTTTCCTTTTATTGCACCAAATGGAGGCTCTTTCAAAAGTAACATTCCTTGCCACCGACCGCCAATTTCATACCAGTCATACTTTGCATTTGGGTTACGCCAATAACCATAAACATTTATATTTTCGCTAAATTCATAACCATACCATTTTTCTAACCATTCTTTTGCATTCTTATATTCATACTCTTTTTGATAATCTGAATGTTTTACCTTCCACTCTTCGAATTTACTTTCGAGTTCGTCTTTTTTAATTTCAACAACAAACTCTTTTTTCAAGCACTCATAATACGGTTTCATCACTTTTTCGAGTTCGTCCCTTATATTTTCTGGTTTTTTAGGGAATACCACCATTAATGCATAATGTGTCATTATATCAACTCCTTTGTTTTTTCTCCGATATTGAATAGAGCGTCAATTACGCTCATTTGTGGAATAAATGGTTCATAAACTTGCTCATACACGGGATGCTCATATTCCTGAAACGAAATCTCAATGCCTTCACGTTCGAATAAGTCCATGTCGGCATAATTCTTTCCGTCTGCACCGAATAGGAAATGATCGATCTTTAAATTGTAACACAATTGGACAATCTTATCGCTTGCGCTACCGAATAAATATTTCAAGTCTTCCTTTTTTCGTTCCGAATATCTCCACCTGCCGCCAGACTGGACTATCACGTATGATTTAATATCCAGCCAATTTTTAATCAGGAATATCAATTTGATATTCAATTCGGATAAACGTTTATTTTCTGCACAAAGAACGCGCTTGATATACTTGTAGTATTTCTTGAAGTATTTTGCTTTGCCGTAATTCACTTCTAACGCACGTAAGATTTTCCGTTGCCAATTCTGAGTGTTATCAATTTTTATCTCATTAAATCTCATTTGTTTTCCGGTATGAATTATCGGCACGGTTATATATTGCCACCCTTTCTCCGTGCCAATGCGTATCTTATTCCTGTTATCAAACTTATTCTTATCTCCAAAGTTAGCGGGATAACAATCCATTAATACGAACACGTCCGACCGTTTCATTTTCGACCAAAACCCTAGGTATGGAAGAAAAATCGGTTGATGTGCAGACAATATTGTATTTGCCAATCTATCAACTCATTCATTCTTCGATTTTGCTTTCAACGTTGCAATACGATTAATGGTGTAATAAAAAAGATCTGGCGTATCTTTAACAAAATGTAATAATTGTAATACCATTTCCGGTTGATTAATCAGATTCATTTCTATTTTATTTACACCTTCATTAGTAAGCCTGTATTGTTTTATACCATTTACTTCAATATACTCCATTAATCCTTCTTCGCATAGAGAATTCAATGCTTCTTTAATTACATTTTCTTTCATTCTATCAACTCCTTTTACATGCATAATTCTGTTTCGATTATATTTTTTATATCAATCACTTTACGCAACTGAACCCTGTGAATGTTCGGAAACCTCCAATACGGATCTTTACCCGCAAGATAATGAAACCTCGCGTGTTTCTTCTCCTGAAACGGTATGGATTTCAGCCACCCAAAATGATGAATTCGGTGATTATTCAATATGATCAAATTTGACGTATCAACGTTAATCGACTCGTGCACGGTACCACGCCACGAGTAATACTTTTTATTGTATAACCTGCACTGATAATCGGGATAACAACCAGAATCAATTCTTATGTGCTCGTAATCTCCGAAATAATTATATCTCGGAAACGCATACGCCTTATCGTTTCTCAGCTCCATAAAAAATATGGAATAAAGAGTATCGGTGTTGATATACTCGTCCGCGTCGAGCATTAGAATCCAATCCGTGCTTGCATTAACCGCCATTTTGTTTCTCACGCAAGAAAAATTCTTTATTAACTTGCTTTCGTTATCTTGCGGATAAACGGTATAGAAGATCTTATTCTCACCGACCATTCTTGACCGAATGATCTTTAGCTGTCGATCCTTCCACCGAAGATACTGCTCGTCAGTACCGTCATTGCGGCTAATAACACAGATTGTTAATTCCATTTTATCAACTCCTCATTCATTATCGTCAAATATTTTCCATTTTCCGTAGGTTAATCTTATCCTACATTTCGGGCACTGTTTTGGTCGCTCTACAATCGGTCGCCACGTGTACCCACACTTTTTACAGGTTAATGGTTCGTGTTCTTTTAGTGCCATGATTTTTCACCGAGTAATGTATATCACAACGTGTATATTAATATTATGATTAAGAAAATGGTATTGGAAAACGTGATGGCAGGTATTAGTTTTCACAATATATACTCTAAAAAAATTGATAAAAAAGTACTATTTTTGAATATGAAAAAGTGTTATTTCCTAGTGACAGTGACAGTAGTGACAGTAATAGTGACAGTGACAGATATTCTGTCACGAAAAAGTACAATCTGTACTTGGTAGGCGCGACCGAGAAAACCACTTTTTGTTCTTCCTTTATAAATAAAAACAAGAAAAAATTTAAAAATAGCAAAAATGATATGAGAAGTATGAAAAAAATTGTAACGAAAATATGAAAAATAATGATTATTAGGTGTGAAAAGTATGGTCAGAAAAATCCGCTTCACGATAAGTCTTGATGAAATCACGTATAATAAATTAGAATATTACCGTGTTAAGCTTCACCAGAAACGAAGCGAGGTAATAAAAAATGCAATCTACTTGTGGTTCGAAAATATTCTCACTAATCCGATACTAAAAAAGGTGCTAACGGATGACGAAAACGAAGATAAAGAAGAATAAAAAGAAATGGAAGTGTGTAGGTGAACGACAATATATTGTATGTCTTCCACAATTTTATGCTGAAAAAATAGACTCACTCGTGAAAAGTTCACTTTATCCATCAGAAGACGCATTATTCATTTCAATGGTTGAATGGTGGTTGAATCAACCGTCCACGCAAAGAAAGATAGATTATGCTGAGGAGTGGCAAGCAGAAAATCAAATTGAAATTGAAGGAGAATACGAAAATTTTTCTTGAAGAAAGATTTTTATTTTTACTTTGTTACTAACTTAGTATGAAATATATCAATATCGTTTTTGAGGATAAAGAATTTGAATTTCTGAAAGAAAAAAAAGGCAATTTATCATGGCGTGAATTTATTTTAAAGTTACTTGAGGTGGATAAAAAGAATGGAAGAAAAAAGAAATGAAAAAGAAATCGCTATTTCTATGTTAAGTAATTTTTTTGAGAGGAATGAAATATTCAATTTTAAAATATCGGACACGAAAGAATATAATAGTGACACGAATCAACTTATTAGTTGTTTTATCATAGAAATGAATGGGATCGAAAAGAAAAAATAAACTCAGTGAAAATACGTTGAGTAATTTTGATAACTTTTTGTTTATCGGGGCGCACCCTGACGATATTGTCATTAGTTGCGGTGGAATGATACAACGGTTGTTAAAGCACGGTAAAACTGTAATTGCGTTGTGCTTGACAGGTTTTAGAAACAAAGTAAGATCGAATGAATATATTAAGGGAATGAGATTATTAAGCGTAAACGATTGGTCAATATTTGAATTTAATGACAAGGAAATCAAATTGAAAGAAATTTTACCGTGCATTGAAAAATTCATTTCTTCGTATGAAATTAATACGATATTCACGCATTGGCACGGTTGTGTTCATCAAGATCATAGGGTAGTATCGGAAGCAAGTCGTATTGCCGCAAGAAAAGGCAACGTGAATTTGATCTACTACGAAGATTACAGGCACAAACTAAGCCAGTTTGCGTGGAAGCCGAACACGTTTTTCACAATGACAGAAGAAGAGTTGGATAAAAAAAGAAAGGCATTATACTGCCACGAATCGCAAAAAGGAACGTGGATGGAGAAGGTACTTCGCGATAATGTCGAGCGTTTTGAGATAGGATACTTGTCATTATAATTCCTCTATGATTATAATCCATGCCACTTTTTATGGCATTCGTCACAAACCGTAAGAAGATTATCGTGACTAAGTGACATTTCAGGGAATATTATAACACTATTTATATGATGAATGTTTCTAGCTGGTTTTTTTCCGCATATTTTACACGTATAATTATCTCGCTTTAATATTTCTATTCTACATTTTGCCCATTCTTTTGAATTGTAAAAATTATTTGCTGACTTGAATCGTTTTTCCCATTCGTTTTTGGTAAATCCCTTCGGATTGTCGTTTTTTGTCATTCTTATATTGTGGATGTTGCTAGCATTTAATCGTTCTTGTACATCCAGTACCTTTATGATGAGAAGTCTACGTTCATCAATCAATTCAGGTGTCATACCACTTATATCGTAATCAATTTCGTCTAATATTTCTCTGCAATATGGTTCATCAATGTTATCTTTACAGTATTTATCTAATTCGTATATTTTATTAAATTTCATCTTTCCACCACAATCCTTCTCCTTGAAAATCTTTCAATACATCTTCAGCGGTTATTTTACTATCTTTTAAGTATTGTTTTAATGTTTGTGTTTTATCAAAGATGTTTATTGATGAGGAAAAAAGATCAATAAGGTTTCTTATTACACGCTCTTGAATAGCACATTTAGCTGTAAAAGAAAATACACTTCTTATAGTTATACCGTCTATAAATTGAAGACTTTTTTTTAAACCCACGTCTATTTTCTTTTCTCCTGATATAATAATTCCTTTTACGTCACATTTTTTTTCTTCTTTTATTGCAGTCATATATTTTAGAATTTGACCTATAACATTTTTATTAGCTTGTTGTTTTATTTCAATAATCGTATAATTGTTTGACTTTCTTTCTTTAGCAAGTATGTCGATTATACCATATTTACAACGGTATTGTTGTGCAAAGAAATTCAGTTCCTTCAACCACGGAATGTAAATCCATCTATCAATGATCCAGTTTTCTATATCTTTTTCATTTTTCCATTCAAGATTGTTAGTATTTATGTACACATTAATCACGTAAAAGAGGTCATGCAAAAAGTCAATTATTTTTTGATTCCTTTTTTGAAGTAATTCTAATATAGTTCTTTTAGGTTCCTCGAATTCTGATAAATTCGCATCATCAATTTTTCTTAAAAACACATCTGGACTAATCCATATCATTTTTTGTTTCTCCTCTTCTTTGATATACGATTCACTATTTCGAGTGTCTTAGTAACAATAGCTCTCCATCGTTTTCCTCTATCTCTTTCACAACGTATCAACATTTCTGTACAATAAGATTCATTCTCATGATCTTCACAATAAGTACGAAAATCTTCGTAGGTAATAAATTCAATTTGTTTCGAATTATCCATTGTGTTGTATGATATTTTTCCTTTATTCTGACTCTTTTTCTTCTTTGGTTTTTCCACTAAGCTCTTTTCTAATTCCTTTAAGAAACTCAATTAAAACACCACGTTTTTCTTTGGTAATTACATTAAAATCTATTTTTTTGTGGTTTAATTCAAACAATTCTAATAGGATCTTAATAGGATGATCCTTTTGTCGTGGGATTGTTATGAAGATTTGATTATTTTTGCTAACGTAGAAATTTTTAATCAACAACACTTCCTTATTAATAAATTATCAATAGTGTATTAATATGTTATTAATATAGTTTAACTAAGTATTTGAATCTTTCTTCTCGTGTAACAATCAAAATTCACGATTTTTCCACTCATATTTATAAACGTGTACGGCGATTTATTTTCAAATCATTTGAGGTAAATGACTATGGCAAAACAAAGAAAGAAAACTGCTATGGCAACACATTCGCCAAATATCCCTACAGGGTTTGGACGGGTGAGTCGCGAGATATCGTGTTACCTAGGAGATTTTTATCAGCATTATTGCGTGGGATGGCAATTTCAAGGTGAACCCGGGATTTATACATTCATGGACGAACCGAAAGGAGGAAACTTTCTTTTATGCCCGACTGCAGTGAACGGTAATTATAACGAATTTGGTCAAAGAACTTTCCCGTTATTCATACCATTTGCAAAACCTGATTTGTTGATAACACTTGCAGATTGGTTTGTGTTTTCACCGGGAGCACATAACGGATACATAAATTACAATGATAATTGGTTGCCGAATTTTCTAAACAATGCAAGTGAACAATTAAAAAAGAAGATACACAACGTATGGTACTTCCCAATCGATTCAACACCGATAAATAATGCATTCATTCGGCTTCTGGAGAAAACAGAAGTGCCAGTTGTAATGTCAAAATACGGTTCAAAAGAGCTGAAGCGTTTGGGCATATATCACGAGTACATACCGCACGGCGTGAGAAAGAGTAATTTTCACATTAACTCCGAAGAAAATCGAATGTCGTCAAGGCGTGATATTGCTAATAGATTCCGCAATCACCCATTAATTAATAAATCGTTGTTGAATAAAATCGAAGATAGTTTTATTTGTTTTCCAGATCATACGCATATTTTAACATCTAACTTCACGCAACAAAAAATAGGTGATTTAGATGATTATGGTCACGTGATATCTGGAAGTGGGAATATTAGACAATATAAAAAGTTACAACGGAAATATGATGGTTCAATGATCACGTTTAAAGTTCAAGGTAGTTATAGAAATATTACTTGTACTAATAACCATCCGATACTTGCCGTGAAACGACAAACAATTCAATGTCGATTACCTTCACGACAAAAAAACAGATGTGTATGCCGAACTAATAAAGAATCACGCGCGGAACCATGTCGTTCGTGTAAGGATAAGTCATTTAATAACATAATTTGTGATTACTTTCCTGCACGTGAACTTAACACTGGAGACTTCATTGCGTATCCAATAGAAACAAATTTTAATTCTAAAACTTTAATTGACCTTTCAAAAATACTAAACTTTGAGGGAGAAATTAGAGATGACAAGATCAGGGCAAGCTGGAATAAAAATTGGGTAAATAGATATCTACCATTAAATGCTGAATTCCTAGAATTACTTGGATATTATATAGCCGAGGGTAATTGCATTAAACGAACCGGAATACAATTTACAATAAACAAAAACGAGAACGCATTTACAGAGCGAATAAGGGAACTAGTACAAACATTATTTGGACTACCGATAAGAATCTACGATCAAAAACAAAACAAGGCACGAATGATTCGTGTCAAGGGAACTATAATCAATAAGATATTTAGCTATTTTGGTGGAGAATATGCCGACAAGAAGCTCATTTCAAAAGAAGTGATGCAACTCAACCCACGACTTTTACTCAATTTAGTAAAAGGATTTCACCGTGGAGATGGACATTACACAAAAACGAGTTCTGGTAAAAGAAAACGTTGGGTGCTTACAACAACATCAGAACAGCTTGCGTGGCAGTTACATACCATTTTAGAACGAAATAAGATCTTCTCTAATATTAGAAAGGAACCAAGATCAAACAGAAAAACAATATATCGTATTACAGTTTATGGTGGATACCTGACTGAAAATCTTGATACTGACACTTACAAAAGAAAATGGAACACAAAAATTTACTATGATAATTATGTCTTAAAGGAAATAAAATCCAAAGAAACTTATGAAGATAAAATCAATGTCTATAATCTCAGTGTATTCCGTGATAATAATTACCTAGCAAATAATGCAATTGTCCATAATTGTTTTTGGGGTGGTAGAAATCAGCTTCGTAAAATGCCGCAGTCGCTTGTTGAAGTGTGCGGTAAATTTGCAAAGGACAAAGAAGACGTGTTATTCATTTTTCACACATCACCAACACCATACGAAGTAGGTTTTACCTTACCATTTCATAATGAGCGATACGGGATAAACGATAAAGTGATCTTCACGGAGTCAAGTCAGGTGTACCACCCGTCAAATCACTTCATAAATAATATCATTAATTGCGGTGATGTATATCTTGATACAGCAGGTGGCGAAGGTTTCGGCTTCTTTAGGCTTGAGTCTGCCGCTTGCGGTCTTCCACGCGTGATGATCAATTGGACAAGCTCAGCAGAGCTAATGGGATTGAAAGAAAATGACATACCAATTAAAATTGAAGACGTGATATCTGTTAATGGTGGCGGCGAAACAGAAAATATTAAAACTGAGAGCGGAATTTTAGTGCCACCAATTACAAGGTGGACAAGCGGTGTCGGTGCAGATTTTGGCTTGATTGACGTTGATCTTGCTGTAGAAGCGTTAAATTACTTATATGACCACAGGCAAGAGTGCAAGCGAATGGGAAGAAAAGGAAATCAATTTGCCTTTGAAAATTATAATTGGGATCAAATCCTACCAAAATGGCACGATTTAATTGAAACTATATTCGAAGAATATGAACAAATAAAACAGAAAATGGAGCTCGTAATTGACAGTCCAACTTAATACAGAAGAATTTCTTGACCAAATAGAAGGGCAATTTGATAGGTTAAGAAAAAACATTGAAAAGGGTAACGAACAGCTCGGTCGTGAACTTGAGCAGGACGTTATCCTGAATATCATACTAGGTTACGTGCTCGACCTAAATTGGAAATCTATATCTACTGAATACATGGATTACAGGATAAAGCGTGGTAAAATACCCATTCCTAGCGGTCATTTACTTGACGAGCAATTAATGAATGCGGTGCAACGTAATTTTTCAACTTCGAATAACGGTTCGGTATCATTGGTATATGTGAACGAAATGCAACCACGACCATACGAAGTATTTCAGGAATTTGGCTTCACGTCATATAAGGGAAATTGGATCGAGCCACGACCATTTTTTCAACCTGCATTAGATAAAATAATCGAAAAATTCATGTCATTTCTGAGGGAACATGTTGAGCGTTCTATCTAAGTATTATGTTAAAGACTACACGAGAATAATCCTGAATAGGATTAAGGAAAAACAGACTTTCATAAAAAGAGAGTTTGTCGGCGTGGGATTTAAAGGCATATACGAGTACAATAAAAACACGGGAAATTACGACCTCAGGCGTGATGTTAATTTTCCTGCAATTGCAGGATATCTACTAATGGATCAGGAAGAACACATGGGATTAGGATTGTGGGCAACACAAGATCATCGTGGCGTGAGGGATAACCCTCTTTTTGTCCTTGATATATGGGCAAAGAATAGAATGGAACTCGATCTTGCATACTCGATAATTCGGAGAATAATGTTTCAAGAACAATTTTACTTTCAATCTAAAGGTATTAGGGATATCTCACTGTATCGTACCACTCATAGGCAGTATGACGCGGGCGATCGTATCGTTCAGGGTGCTTCTCACGTTACGACACGGGTTCAACGGCTCGTGATGTTATACCGGTTAAAAGTTGAAAAGGTATGGGATACAACACAAGAAGGTATTGGAACTATCGGCACGATTATCATTACCGATACAGGCGTGGGCGAAACTGTAACGTGGACAATCGGTGGCGGTTTTGCAGATCCTTTAATACTTGATTTATTTAATTTATCTGAAGATAATATATTTGATTTAGGTGTATTTTAATGGGTTATACGGATTTATTATCGTTTTATAACGAGTCATTTCCGAAAGGAACACCATATACTACAGGATTTACTTTGTCATCCGTAAAAACAGGAGAGTCATTTGGCGCATTTACATCAGAAACATTTTTTGTGAAGAGTATCACTTTATTTGTTGAAAGCGGCGCAACATTTACAAACTTTAGGCTAAGGTACCCGAATTTACATACAAGTGGCGTTTTTGACGAAACACGAACCGGATATGACGGTTTGCGGTATTTTTGCGGCGCATCACAAAAACTTCCCGATGGTCAGGGCAATGAGTATTATACTGGAAAGACGTATTACAAGTTTGACATTGACTTTCAAAAACCGATACATCTTGTTAATGCCGATGGCGACTACATTCACATTGGACTTCAAGGGTTAGCCAATGGCGAAGTTGATGTACAAGCAAATGGATGGCGTGTACTAACTACAGATGATGGTGTGTGAAAATGAAAGAACCGGGATTTGAATTTAACATAAAGGAAGAAGGGTTAATTGGTTTCATACCGTTTTCTTCTAATCGAATTGTAGTAATTGGTACCGCAGAACGCGGTCAGATTGCAGTAAGCAATGGAAAGGCGCAAATAAAGGCAACTGATATTCTTGCATATTCAAGTTATTCTTCTATTGAAGAAAAATTTGGCACGTATGATGAATTTACAGGGCAAAGCGAATTAACATTAATGCGTGGCGTTGATTTATTAACGGCGGCAGGCGCAAATTGGATTTATCCAATACGTATTGCTGACGGCAATGAAAGTGGTGGCACGCTACGTATTCGAAAATCACATAATGTTGTTGGCGCATATTCTATGGAAATAGGAAGTGCTGACACGGGAAGTTATTCACGTGATATATCAATTCGAATACGTGATACAGACGGTTCGCCATTTCAATTTTCAGAAATATTTTACCCTGACGGGACTACAACTGGTTTTACGCTAAGGTATTACCCTTATACAGGAAACGAGCAACGTGTCGTGCCGGGCTCTACAATCCAATATGTTACAGGTGCAATCTGGACAAAAGTCGAAGTTACAGGTCTGATTGACGAGTATGGTAATTTTGTGGAAGATGGTAAAAATGCAGATTGGGCTACAGGCGAAACGTGGACTGTTCACTATGGTAATAATGCACTCGGGTACGGGTGGGAACATACTGTAGAACCTTATCTCACCGCAAATTTATCCACTGGCGGTAACCATGACGTGTCGATTCTTTGTGATACGGGAGCTCCTTGGGGTAATAACTTATTATTCATGGACGATGCAACTGTAAATCAAGCGGGAGCACCTTGCAGAAAAGGTAAAGCGATAAAAGTCACTTACTTCTATGATACAAAAGATCTTGAGGTAAAATGGCACGATAAAACCGAGGTATTCAATGGATTAAATAACGTCAATCATTGGATAACGCAAGTTAATAGCGGTTCAACACTCATAAAACTTTACAGTGATACTGGTACAGCACAAAAAGTTGTCGTGCAAGATTCAGGTTCTTCTACAATGCCGATCAACATGGACTGGACAAATCTCAACAAAGGAAATGACGGAAGGGCAATAAACAGCAATGATTACCGTGCGGCTTTGGAGTTAATTTCGGAAACAAGTTGGGATTATCTTGTATTGCCAGGTTGCACTAATACAAGCATACACAATATCGTGAAGTCGAGATTAAATACTGACGAAATAAATAATTTCGAACACAAAGCGTGTTTAGGTCATGACACTGGTAGCACTGCTGGTGAAATTATAAGCTGGGCTGATGAAGTCAGTGATAAACTGATAAACTGTTATACGTTTGGAGAAAACGGAATACTCATGACAAATAGATACACGGGTAAGCTCGAAACAGGAAGTGCGAGTTATGGTGCGTGTATCGTTGCGGCAAATAAGGCAAAACGGACAATTTCAACCGACATGATCGGTGTTGCGTTAGACGGTATTGAAGGTATTGACGGTGAATGGAGTAAACCACAACGTGAGATTTTCCTTGATCACGGAATTGCAACAGTAATGAAAGACGCGGGTTACCGGATTAATCGTGATATTACTTCAAGTAAGAGTTCTGCATGGTTAAAAGCAACGACCGTACAAATAGTGCATTATGCACGACAGGGATCACGGCAAGTATTACGTGATTTCAAAGGTAAGAAAAACATAAACCGCGTACGCAAACGAATGGAAATGGCGGCTGATAATTTCTACAAGACTATGCTTGCTGACGAACATGTTACTGGATTTAAACCGACCGAAGTTACTTCGACACGCGGTGAACAGATAAGCGGTATTACAAGAGTAAAATCTGAGATACAACCCGTGTATCACGTTGAATATATAAAATTCGATTTAGCATTAGGGTGATTAAAAAATGACAGATTCACAAACAAGTTATGGAACTAGTATCGTTAAAGGATTCGTAGGAAAAAATGTAACGTGGCTAATCGGCGATGTGAAATTTGCACAAGTCGATGACGTGATGGTCGAGTACCAAAAAGACGTGCAAATAGCCCGACCGTTAGGCACGGAACGACCCGTTCTTAGATCTGGTGGAAGGTTAGTAAGATGGAATGCTCGTGGTAATCAAATTGACTCTACTTTATGGGCATTCGCAATAGGAACTGGAATTTATGCATACTCTATCAATGACGACAGATTAATTTCTATCAGCCAAAATGGAGCGTCTGGACAGGACGTTATCTCTTCACTTTTTGAATTGACATTTCGATACAACATTGACATAACGTGGGAAATGATCGATCCGCTAAGTAAAACAAGATTAACGTGGATACTATCGGGCGTGTTTCCCGACAGCATACGTGTCGAAACTTCGGGAAGAGGGTACGTCAAGTGTAACATGTCTGGTTATGCGGCTGACGTGCGAATGAGCGATGAACGAAATCTTGACGATGAAACCATTGAGCAATATATAAATGGTGGAGGATAATGGAACGCTTCAAAGATTCCAGTTATCACGAAATCGAAATCATTAATAATCTTGAGTATAAAGCAACCGTGATAAAAGCGTCAGACTATGAAAAAATAGATTACGTGGTATCAACACAAAATCTTTCACCGAAAGAAGAAGAGCAATTGCGAAATAAGCTTCTACTTACGAAAAGCATTTCACGGAAAATCAACGGTGAGTGGAAACCAATCGGAATGGGATATTTTACGGACTTACCTTTATACGAATTCCTTGCATTACTAAATTTATTTAGCCGTGTGAATAATATCAATCCTTCGGTACTTGACTCACCAGAAGTAGATTTTCTATTTGACGTGATGCAAATGTTTCACACGCTTGATTTCCACATACTTGATAACCTCACGAAACCGCAAATTGACCTTCTGAAAGAAAAAGTAGCAAGGTGGAAGTCAGAACGTGTCGCAATCGATTAACGCAAATTTAAAGGCAACGATAACAGTAGATACCGATTTTAAGAATGCATACCGTGACATAAACCGACTTACTAAGTTCATCACGCAACAAAGTATGATATGGAATCAACGGCTTAATCAAGGATTGACCATTAAAAAAACAAAAATACAAATGCCACAACCCGCGAGCCAAGCAATGCCGTATGAACCATCACCATACATTCCACGAATACAAATTCCACGACCGCCGAGTAACATTACAAAAATAATAAAAGAAATAAAAGAAAAAACAGGTCAAGAAGAGTTCCGTACCACTCGAACGCCCGGCGGAATACGAATTCGAGAAAAAGGAAAATTCGTATCAGAAGAAGCCGTAAAAGAAAGGTGGCGTGAATTATACCAACCTAGAACGCCACCTTCCGTTACACCAGTACAATCAACACGCGGTAAATCTGGTGAAGTAAATATAAATGTAAAAGTAGAAGTATCGGGTGGAGGAGCTAGCAACATTGTAACTGATATTGCCGATACCATACGTAGAAATAATGAAGTAAAAAATGCAATACTAACTCTTGTTAGAGGAGGATGATACAATTCCATTTCAAAACACGGTAAGAAGTATAGGCGTGAGGGCAGGTCAATCATTCACGAAATTATTTTCACCGGGTAACTTAAAATATACCTTGCAAATGATTGCGGGATTGGCAGATCTATCACAAGATATGGGAACTATACTATCTCAGGGCACGCTAAGTGTAAATTTCACGATATATGGCGTGTTTCCATTTGGCGTGGAATTACGTGCAGGAAGTATGAGGTTCACGACAGGTCAAGTCAATCCTTCATATACTGGCGGGATACCACCACCTACAAGAATGAGAATGGAAATTAATAATAAACTCGTGGAGTTACCAATTGTAGGTATGAACGGTAATCAGGTTCAAGACTTAGGTCGCAATGCACCGCGTGTTATATTTGAAGGCGAATTTCATTTTCCTTGGGCACAAACCGCGGTAAATATCTTTCTTGCACAATCTGCTTACCGAAAAAGTTTGCCATTTTTTACCACGCTAATACCATGTTATAGAATGATGAAACTAAAAAGTTTCGTGACAGAACCAATTCAAGGTCGAAGGGATTTATGGTATAGAATTGAATTGATACAAGATAAGGAGTTCGGTTTTCCGTGAGTATTATCCGTGATACCAATGAGAAAATAAGAAGTTATCTTAGCGGCGAACCGTTATACGTGATGATAAAATCGGGCGGTCAAGAGATCGCCTCAACAAGCGGTAAATACCAGACTATAATTTCAATTGATACACATTCTGATAAAAAAGAATTATATGACACGTGTAGGATCGTTTTAGATAATAATAGGTTACAATATAATAACATGTTCGAAATAGACTATGAGGATTTCAAAGACGATACCAAATATTTTGATAAATTACACGAAATAAACATAATAGTTCGTACAGAAGACGGTAAAGAAGACGTGATATTTGGTGGCTTCGTTCGCAGGACAATAGCAAGGTATAACTCCACTCAGGGTTATACATACGTTATCGATTGTGCGAGTTATGAGTGGGTACTTTCAGTCGTGAAGCTTGAAAAGGAGCTTGAAATTAAAACTGGCGAAGACCCAATGAATGCAATAAAATTACTCGTGAGTGCCGCTTTGCCAAAATATCCGATAAAAGACATGTATATTAGGACATTTCATAGTGGATGGTATAAAAATACAAGTTTTCATTTTCAAGTAGGATTATCATATTTACATGTAATACGAAAGATATGCTTCTCATTACTAAGCGTGTATTGGATAGACGCAAGAGGTAATCATCACATTGTGAGAAGGGATGAATATTTCGATAAACCTAGTTTAGGATTGGTACCGTCATTTCCAAAATTGAAATATGGTGAAGATATAATCAGTGCAGAGTTCGAAGAAATTGACCTTAATGATTATTATGAAAAAGTTGTCGTTCACGCATACGCTCTTGCCTCAAGTTGGAGTAAAAATACAAACGTTCCACGTACAGGTGTTGCTGGTGCAAGACTCAATGATAAAAGTAAGAAACGCGTGCTACATTTATACCTTGGATTTCTTTCTTCAGACGAAATTCAAAGTTATCTTAACATATTAGCAAAAGATATACTTAAACGTGTAAATGGAACTCCTTTTAAATTATCACTTACTATAAATGGAAAACCAAATATAAAGGCAAAAGAAACTAGGCTTGAAAATCCATTAAATTCTTTAATTTCAGTGAAAAGCAGGAATGACATAGTTTATATTTATGCACCAATGCCACTTGACATGGGTGTAACAATTCAGAATGAAATTGATAGACCAAACGTGATAAGGCGACCGACACGAAGCAATACAATCGCAAAAATAAGTTCATTTTTCAGGCGAAGAGCTGATATAATGCAAGGATTTTACTTCGTTAATTCTGTTTCACATAGTATTTCGGCAAGTGGGTATATCACGAAGTTAGAGCTATCGCAAAAGTACTATGAAACTAAGACGGATTTCATGCGTTTCTTGAATAAAGAAATGATGAAAATGATCGACCAAACGATTTTTGTAGGATACATACACTCTGTCAATGCAAGTAAAGATCCGCCAATAGTAAGCGTGAAATTACGAAATGATGAAATATTAAATAACGTGCGGTTATCAACGTGGAACACGTCAATAAATCAAGGCGTGTATTACATTCCTAAGGTGAATGACCGCGTGATAATAGCAAGAATTTCGGCAAGTGAATGTTATGTGATTGCTTCGATTTATACTGATGAAACTAATAATAAAAAGGAAAATGAAATAAGAATTGGCGAACATTCTATTAAAATCGACTCCAATGGCAATCTTACATTCGGCGTGTCTGGTGGCACGGCAAAGCGCATAGCATTGGAAGATCATACTCACACTCTCACGAGTAGTCATACTCATATAGGTAATCTCGGTAATCCAACAGGTCCACCTACAAATCAAGACTCGGCACAAGAACCGACAACAGGGTTATCAAATTCAAAAATAAAATGTGAAAAATAATGGTATCAATTGTCGATATATACGGAACTGGCAAGCGTGTTATCGTGAAGCGTGATGGCACGATAGATACTGACGTTACTGGTAGTGGTGATTTTCGCACGAGTAGCGGTAAAGAAAATCTCATTAACAGGATAATATTACGGTTAATGATCCGTAAAGGTGAGATTGAAAGCGACCCTGAAATCGGTTCAGATTTATATCAATTATTGGGATTGCCGATTACCGCACTTACAAAGGAATGGTTTAAAATACTCACTTACGATGCAATAATACGCGATCCCGTTGTTAGAGAAGTCGAAAACATACAGGTATTCGAAGACTCAAGCATAAAAGGAATGGTAAGAATCACGGGTAGCATAATTCCTGTTACAGAATACAATCAGGTAATTGACGAAGCGCACGATTACATTGAAGGCGTGTCGTCTTATGAATTAGATCAATCACACGTCAGAGAAATTACAGAAGCAAAAGGATTTGTCGGAAATAACTTAATTTATCTCATTAAGAATCGCGATTACATTCAACACGGCGACTCAATAGAATTTATCGGTGAGATAGTGCCTAATGGAGGATTTTTAGTGTCATACCAATATTACGTGGTTAGCGAGTATAATGACGAACCAATCAATTTTGATATACCGTATGGAGGACAATAAATGCCCGAATTTGTAAGAATTGAAAGCCCATTTGAGGATAAACCCTCACGTCAAGAGTTACGTGAGCAATTACGTGATCATGTCGTGCGTGGAATTGTAAAAGTGAAAGACGAAACTTTCACGTATATTAGTGGAACTAATACTTATACACTTGACCATTCACCATATTCACCTACAAGTAATAACTTTGAAATTGAAGGCACTTATAACACAGAACCGCGTGTATTTATCTTTGGAACTGACTACACGATAAGCGGTCGCACGATCACGTGGAATACAAGCGAAACCGTGCCGGATAATAACACGACATTTTACGTGGATTATACGTATCAGGGAACTTTATCGGGAATACGTGATGAAGATCCTGCATCACTTGTAATGATAGAACTTGAAGCGTGTGGCAATGCATTAGACGATATCTATGACGATCTCAAGCGAACGTATTATTCTGCATACGTTGAAACGGCAACTGGTAACGATTTAGAAAAAGTAGCAGCATTAGTCGGTGCAACAAGAACATCGGCAGGAAAATCTTCAGGAACGTTAAAATTAATATTCAGTCAAGCGGCAACTATTGTCGATCCCGTTGTAGTTCCTGCAGAAAATAGATTTTCCACGAGATCAACCACTTCTGAAGAACCAATTTATTTCAAGACACCGACAGGTTCAACGTTTAATACAGGTCAAACGTACGGGTATATCGGCATAGAGGCACTTGTCGGTGGTAAAAACGGTAATGTCGGTAACAGCACGATAAACGTAATCGTGGACTCAATCACGAATGTTGAAAGTTGTACCAATCCTTCCGCATTAAGTGGCGGAACTGACAAAGAAGATGACGATGATTTTCGTGATAGGATACCACTTGCAAAAGAAAGCAAAGGTAAATCAACTGCCAATGCATTAATTTTTGACTTGAATAACATACCCGGTGTTAGCTCTGTAAAGCCAAAAAATAATTGGTTTGCAACGGCACACTCGGCATTATTTGTTACGCCAGAAACGTTTCCCGCGTCATCGTCATTACAACAAAAAGTAGATGACGCTATTAATTCTGGTGTTGCATTCGGTTGTAAGATCACTGCTTTATATCCAAAGGTAATTAATGCGTGGATGACCGTTGATGTTGAGCGTACTTCCGCGTCAGACTCAGGTGCGTTATTTAATACTATAAGCGGTAACGCGTGGAATTATTTCGAAGGATTAGGGTTAGGCGATAGGTTCATACAACAACAATTCACGAAAGAAATACTTTCGCCAGTCGATATCGTGAGGGTAAAATCATTTACAATATCAGAAACGGGTAACACTGATTTATATATCAACACGGATCAAGTAATGAGAATGGGTTATCGCGTGAACACGACTGGTAATAGTTTAGGAGTGTTCAATGAAGGTGAAGTAATACCTTGCACGGGAGATTATTCTACGGGATGGGTTTCCGCAATTGGAATTGACACTATTGAAAGCGGGTTATCCGTTTTTGCAACACACGTATATAAAATCAATGCCGTGTATCTTAATGACAGCACGTTGTGTAATGAAGGAAGCGATTACCGCTTATATTCAAGTGGTTACCCGAGCGGAGATGCTTTCTATAACACGAGTAGAATAAGTGCAATCGAATGGTTATCTGGCGCAACAAATTATCCTCTTAGTGGTGATGATTATAGCGTGTTATATCAGTACAATGCTTTTCAAGCCAATATGACAAGTACAGGTGAGTTTTAAGTGGTTGATACTGGCGTTACTACAAGGACATCAGGTAGCTCACTCGTATTGGGATACCTTCCTCACGTTATTGGCAATAACAGCATGATTTCTGATTGGCTAGAAGCGATCGGAGAATCAATCACGGAATTTACAAAAATAAGAGAACGAAAAGTAAGAAATCAACATTGGATAGATACTACTGAAGGTTCAAATTTAGATAAAATCGGATTAGGTCTTGCGAATATCAAGCGTTATGGTGATGATGATGAAAAGTATCGCTATAGAATAAAATCCGTGATGGGTTTTGACGGCGGCGGAAATCTTAATACCATGACGGGAATGGCACAAATGGAATACAACACGGGTTCGTGGTTTGCGTGGCACGTTCTCCGAAAAGGTATTGGTGATGGGTTAGAATGTAATAGGTTTGGTCGTTGTTTTGGAGAAAGTGGTCGTGCAACATTAATTGAATGGTTATATCAATCTGGTCAAACATTCGGTTCTTCTGCAGATAGGTTTAACAATAACGTTGAGCAATTTAAGGCATTAGGCGTAACGTATCAAGGTTTTGGAGAAACATTACCGTCAGATCTTGACTATGGTAATAGTGATACTGGTGGGTGGTATTATAGTAGTACCGGAACTGAATTATATCCATTTACGGTAAGCGTGAGTTCAACGGGAATTAGTTATATTTATGGCGGTAGTTCCATCCACGTTTCGTTTATAAGTACTGGTGACGGCACGCGAATTACTAAAATAATCAATCCACCATTTAACCTTTTAGAATCAGGTCATACTACATTTAATTTTTGGGTGGCAGGGAATAACCCGAATTTAGTATTCGATAAAATAAGGTTATTCAGTTCTGTATATGTAGGAAATATCAATAATGGAACTACAGTAGTGTATGAAACTGGTCATTTCACGTCATGGACTGGTGGGACGTTTAAAAATGAAGCCAATTGGAATGATCCTGCAAGTTTTACAGTGAGTGAGGGAGCTAGTACAGACGTTCGCGTGATACCAGAAACAGGCGACCATTTAAAAGTCGTTGAATTATATGATAATAATAACTCGGCAAGTTGTAAAATACAATTAGATTTTCCTAGCGATAAATCAACAGGCACGGTAGAATTTTGGTACCGCATTACTGACGGCACGCAACCGTGTGATATTTGGGATTGCTACGAAGGCGGAACACGCAGATTTATTCTCGGCGTGGACTCTAATAATTTACAATACTATGATGGCAGTTGGAATAACATAACTACAATAAACGATAATGAGTGGTACCATTTAAAAATTACATTTCGTACCGCAACTGGTACGTCATTTGATGGGTTAAATACTAACGAATGGAATTTACACGTTACAAGCGGCGGATCGTTTGGTATTAACGGTATTACTGGCGCAACTACTACAAAATATGGTGGTTTTCCGTTCAGTGCAAACGGTAATAATATAAACAAAATGATTGCAGATACACGTTCTGCGTCTTACGGTTATTCAATGTTTTTTGATGCCGTTGATTATGATGGTAATACCGGATATTATGACGGTAGAAATAAAAACTTTGATTCTGGTTCAGTAATAAATTGGACAACTGGAATATCATTCGGTAATGACTACCTTGATTACACGAAAGACGAAAGCGGCAACTACTTCACGGGATATTCTTTCCCGACAACATTACAAAATTTTCGGGTTGATTTATACAACTACGATAAAACATATACTGGAAGTGGATTCAATTCTACTTCAGTATCAGGCGTTAGTTTCATGTTTAAAGGAGAAACTGGTAGCTCGATTGACCTTTATTTTGACGGGCTACATTTCGGAAAAAGATATATGAGTACGGGTTCAAATATGTAGGTGAATAAAAATGACAACATTCGGTTCGAAAAATGTTTATGATAGCAACGTGGATAAATCCGTCTGGAAATTATGGTCGGATGGTTCTGCATTCAATGATGTAAATGCAAACGTGTACCCGATCGACTTTGTGATCGGGACTGGTCAAGGGTTTATTGCAGGGTATGATACGGGCGGGTTTAAAGTTACAACCGATGGTGCTACAGGATTAACGATTAATAGCGGCGTGTATTATTGCCGTACTACAAATACTACAATGGCTAATGATAATAATCGTCATACGGCAGTACGTATCTACGCTCCTAATGCCGTAACATTAGATCTTCATCCATTCAGTAGTGCATTAAGTGAAACGGGATATTCATTCGTTTACCTTGATGATGCTGGTGCTGTCTATGAAGCAACGGGAATGGATTGGAGTGGTGCAGTATCATCAGTTTCAGAAAAAGTCTTACTTGCTAAAATCATCCGTGATGGAAATAACACGGTAACACAAAGTGATATCATTGATGAACGAATTACGATACAAAAACCAATAATTGATGAAATATTATTTAACGAGCGTGTTGATACACCAAAAAGTGAAGACGGAAGAATGTATCATAATAACAATGAATTATTCTTTTATTCATCACATCCATCAAAAATGTGGAGGTCGTTATCTCATCAAATTATTAAATGGAAAAAAGTGTATCAGGGAAATGGTCAAAGTACAAATAGTACGTCTTATGTTGATGTTAATGGATTAACACTTACCATGACTGCACCGCGTGATTGTACTGCCATAGCATTCTTTTTTGGAGCGGCTGGTATAGAAAATGCTGTAGGTGTAAGACAATCTGTAATAATAGTAATTGATGGTGATAATTCTGAAAATGTGGTAATACAAAAATCTGGTAGTAATAATTATTATTATCCTTTGTCTAACATACACATACGTGATGTTAGTAGTGGTAGCTTTGACGTGAAAGTCCAACATAAAACTGACAATGCATCGTATAACACATTAACCGTTGGAACATTATTTGTTTTCTTAGTTGAAAAAATTGAAGAAACAACGTGAGGTAATTTAAATGAATCATGTCCTTAATTATAAGAAAAATCATGCTTTAAGTGATGTACTAATTAAATTAAAAGAATCAAATATCATAATTGATGGGAATGAAAAATGGATTAATAGTGATGGTAAAAATATTTCATTTTTTTCACGTGTGAAGTTTACCGATAAAGAAAAAAATGAAATTGACAATTTTATATCATCATATAAATACGAACCACAAAAAGAAAAGGAAGTATTAATTACTAAAATTAATAATTCAAAATCATTAGATGAATTATGTGATGTTATTAAAGAAATAGTAAATAAAATATATTAAGTGTTAAATATGTTAATGGAGATAGATAGCTTCATACACCTCGGCATACTCGTGCTCTTCGGGATTGGCGGTGGTGTTGTCGCATACGCCATTTCATTCTTCGGTAAATACATTGGAGAACCTGAAGAAGACGAACTCACAAGGCGAAAGAAATCCATTGGTGTCGGTATATCTACTTTTATCTCGCTTTGCGTTTACTGGTATTTCACGCCCGGATTATTGATGTTCTCGTGGTCAAACATACTATTCATGTTAATGATACTCGGAACGAATACTGGTGCTGTTGAAGTGTTAAGTAAGCTATACGACTGGCTTGATATTGGTAAAGATGATGAGAAGAAACTTGAGAAACTAAAGAAATCAAGAGAAAAATTCGAGAAAATTGTTAGCGTGAACACGAAACGGATAAAAGCAATTGATGAAGAACGAAGCAAGCTCGAAGCGTCAATTGCAATGCACGAAAAGGAACTCGAAAAACTAATGTCGGGAAACATGTTGCAAGAGGAATAACCGATGGATCTTCTTTCCACTTTTTTTGTAATTATAAGTGGCATCGGTACACTACTAGGCATGGGATATACAATATACCGTTATTGGAGGGCATACACGCGGCAGGAAATACGTGAGGCAACACAAGAATGGGCAATCAATGAGTGCCGAATTGAACGCGGTAAAGTGCCAATAGTGTTTGACAGCCGTGAATCGCACGTCCTGACAATATACCATAAAGGAGAGCAATTATTTTTGCAGTCAATTCATTCGCCAAACAAGCAATTAAAGAAGGCGATTAAGCTCGGGATAACATTAATTAACGAGCAAGCGGCAATCAATCGAATGACATCAAAGCAACGAAAGCAAAAGCAAAAATTACTCAAGCAAAAACAAAAAGAACTAAACGAAATATTAAGGCAAGAAAAACGCGAGCTTCACAAAAAATACAAAAAATTGAGAAAGATAAACAAGCGTATCGAGCAACTTGAATCTAAAAAATAATTCATTAATTTATCTATTTTTTTTCACAACTAGCTTTTTAATTTTAAAATCTCATTAATTTATCACGGTCTTCACAAGATTTTTATTAGCGAATGTTAATAACCATATTAAAAAAAACGTGGTTGAATGTCAAAAAAACAAAAAATTGATCGTGTAAGGCAACTAATATCTGAAGGAAAAGTGAGATTAATTGCTGTAGAGCAATCATTTGCTCATGCAAAAACTGAAGGAACTGATAATACACACGACACATTTATTTTCGGAAGCATTTCATTTTGCACTTGCCGAGGATTCATGTATCGTGGTAATTGCAATCACGTTAAAGCATTAAGAAATATTGTAAATGTACAGGAGGTAACTAAAATACCGAAATTAGCAACATTATGTCCAAACTTGAATGCATTTTTTGAAGGCGGGTTACCATTAGGCGATCTAATTTTAATTTGTGGCTTAGCCGCAGTAAACAAGACGTTACTTGCACTTGATCTTACACTTTGTTATCAGGCGCAATATCCCGATAAAAATGCATTACTAATTTTAACGGAAGAAAGGATGGAGAATACATTAAACGTTTTGTTAGATAATTACTCAAAGAAATATCACCTCAATATCAAGCGTGCAGAATGGTTTATTGAAGGTGATGAAAAATACGGCAAGCAGGGAACAAAGCAAGAAAACGTGGTGAAAAAATTTATCATAAAACGTAATGAGTTAAAGCCCGACATAGGTGATGAAACGGGTTATCTCATTACCGGGTACATTCCAAATCTTTATGATATAATGACGCTCATTGGAAGACCGGGAGTGTTCACGACTCCTGACACAAAGGATGAAAAGGGATACCAAAGGTGGATTGATTTACCGGGAGAAGTTTATCACGTACAAAAAACATTACTCGCACAATTCATTGAGCGGTATAATATCGGATGGATTGTTACTGACAGCATAACATTTCCTGTAAAAACAGAGTGGGTTCTTGCACAAAGCAATTATCCTTCCAGAAATCAGTTATACGGTCGGTGGCTAGGTAGATACATGCATATCTGTTCGCACTATGGCATAACAATGATCAATATTGCTCACGGCGTGCCACCTAGTGCAATGAGTTTTACTTCTTCTGGCGAAGAGAAGGCGTGGGGTGGTCAAAATGTTCTCCATTCTCATAAGTACGTTATTCGGCTAAAACGAATGACAAAAAAACTTGATGGCATTGACGTGCCAAATTATAACAATAAACGTCGCGTGTATATGGATAGGTGGGGTACGAAAGAAGCGAATAAGCTTGACTCAAGCGGAAAGCCGATATACGCGGTAATAGAAGTTAGAGATGATGGTTTCTTTGACGTAGGAAGTAGCATTCCGAAAAAAACCGAAAGCAAAAAAGCGGAAGTTAAGAAACCCGCTAAAAAGAAAAAAATGAAAAAATTAAAAATGAAAAGGTGATAAGATGAATACAATAAAACTCAGCCCCGAAAAAATTGAACAGATAAAACAAGAGATTATCCGTCAGACAGGCGAAATTGCCGAAGAACCTTGGGATGAAGAAACGTTAAATGATGAACTTGAAAACATACGCAAAGATATGGAACGTATTTTGGGTTGCAAAGTAGATGATACGCTTGTTTTAAGACGTTTTAATAGCTTGTATGATGAAATCATAATAGAGGAACTGGAGATAAAAGATAAACTCGGTGAAAGAATACCGTACTCTGATATTGACTTAGAGAATTTTCCCGATAAAGAACACGGCGGTAAACCATTCGAAAATGTTCTTCGCGGAAAATGTATTGCTGGTTGTATCGTATCAATGTTCCGTGGTACATACAAACCGTCAGATATGGACGAAAAAGCACCGATGATAAACGTTACAATTGCCGATGAAACGGATGAATTTTTTGTTTCTGTTTTTGGCAAGAATGAATCAGTGATTAAGCAGTGGGAAAACATTCAAATTGGCGACTACGTTGAAATTACGAATGTAAGCGTATCAGAAAGACGTGAAAAAAATGAAGACTACGATGAAGAAATGGAAGAAGATCCCGAAGATAATCCGAAATACGTGGGAACGGGCGAACCGAAGTTTAACTTTTGGTTTGCAAGCGAAAATATCGAGTCAATCGTTCAGAAAATTGACGAAAATAAATATCCCGAACTCCCGAACCACGATAAACTATTCGGTTGCAAGACAATGCGTATTTTTACTTCCGAAGATGGCGGTCGATATGCTGTAGAGGGAACTCTAATATCCATAGATAAATACACGTCTGGAGAAAAAGGTCGCGTGATACGCGGTAGTTTTATCGTGCAAATCGGAAAAGAAAGAAAAGAAGTAATTGCTAATTTTAGTCGTTCAGCAACAAGGAGCATGCCATTATCTAAAGACGAAATCCAAATGCGGAGAATGAAAGTCCTAGGATGGTATAATCCTGAAACTAACATCTTCAAGATAGATAGAGTGTATCACTTCATCAAGAACCTGAATGGAATGTTGAAGAAACGAAAGTTGATAAAAAAGAAGAAGACGAAAAAAGCAAAGAAAAGTAACATGAAAGAAGAACTCGATGACTTTATCATAAAAATCATGGAAAATGAAGACGATGTTAATAGAGAATTATCAATAATGGAACTCAAAGAAGAGGGTTTAATGAAAGGGTGGAGCGATAGTGAAATCATGGAGGGCATAGAAAAACATCCCGAATTAGAAGTAGTCGAGATGATATTAGGAACATTCAAAATAAAGGAAGATGAAAACAGTGCAGATGAAGATAGTTACGAAGAACCTGAGATTGATGAAACTGAGGAAGAAGATACTACTGAAAAAACAAGTGAAATCAATACCGATAGAATTAAAGATGCAATTATCAATGGAATAAAAACGAACATAAACGACCCACGTGCATTGATACAATTTACTAACATGACGCAACAAATCGGGAATATCAAACTCGTTAAAGAAGCATACGATGAATTACTTGATGATGGTATTATAGAAGAAACTGGTGAAAACGAAAAGAAAGTTTACATATCTGAGAACAAAACGAATGACCAAAAAAAAGAGCCAAACATTAACCCTGACACGAAGATCGTGATTAATTACTTTACCGATAATCCATCGCCTCGTGGATATACATTGAATCAACTAAAGCGGGTATTCAAAGACGTGGACATAAAAACAATAATGGAAAAATACTTTACAGAACCAGTAAAAGCAGGAGATCATGAAATACGTAACATCGCACCTAATAGGTGGCGAATGATTAAACTAAAATGAGGAATGTTTTTTGAATCATTCCACTTTTTTTTTAGATCCTACGTATAAAGATTTCATATTAGATTTCGTGAATGGCAGGAAGTGTCAATTACATTATGGAATAGACGAAAATAACAATAAAATGGCAAGCAAATTCTTCATGTTGCACGAAAAAAATTATGATAAAAAAATTTACAAAATTCATCCAAAGTATAAATGTTATCCACTCGCAATCCACTGTACTCCCGCAAGGTATATCTTCTATCCACTACGTGCGGAAGGAATGTATGCCTTAGATTACGTTCTTGATATTGACGGCGATGGATACGAAGAAAATAAAATGATCGCAAAAATGATAATTGAATACTTTGTCGATCACGGACTAATTTCGTGGATGATGTGGAGAACACGCGGCAAGCATGATGGAATACAACTAAAAGTTCCATTCGAATGCTTCGTTGATAAAGTGGATATTTCTTACAATGATATAGTAGAAATAAAAAAATTTTACCTGAAATTAACGTGGATATTGAATAATATCGTAACAAAAAGTAATGCAATCGAGTTAAAAATATACAATACCACGTTTCGAGTTCCGCATACCATCAATGAAACAACAAAGAAGCACTGTAACGTGATATATGACGGAGGAGATATTGAATACCTTTCAGGTGAAGAACTGATGAAACGCGTGGATGTTATATGGAACGATCCTTTCTTTCACAAAATGATGAAGAAGCAAATTAAATTTCCACGCAAGAAAAATAAAATGCAACGAAAGATACGTGCAAGGTATAATATCAACGGTGCGGTCAAACCGAGTCAATTCCCACCTTGCTTCAAGACGGGAATATATACTATGGTAAAGAAAAACACGAATCGTGAAATGATAATTTTTGCAACGTGGTGTTTCCTTCGTAGCATTAAATGGAATAATGATTCTATTGTTGATTTTTTACTTCACTGGAAGCAGACGTGTAAAATAGACGATGAAATGAATTTTGACATTAAAGAAAAAAATGCCAAACGTGAATTAGGCGGTATTAGTTGTGCATATATTAAAAATCAAGCAAAATTCTGCGTGGCAGATTGCGGTTGTAATATGCCGAATGATGTGATAAAATGGTCAGCAAAGAAATAGAAGAAAAAATACTCAATCGTGCAAATGCATGTAAATTAGTATATTCAAAACGTGGGTACTTTACGGTTGGTGATGTTGCATGCTTCGATTTTAAATTAAAGGAAGTGATGGAAGTCGCACGTAAATATAAATGGCGTGAATTACGTGTGATGTGTCCTCATTGTGGAATTGAAGAGGGATATTATTATATTAATGATAATTGGAAAAATGATCTTTTTTTAAGGTCATTTCAACATCCAGAAAAAAGTGACATGCAAAAATCAATAACGGAGTTCCTCAAATGAATAATATGATAAAACGTGCAATATCGGTAATTTCGGGATATTTCGTGTCATTGCCGATATTCTTTTTTGATTTAGATCCTATCACGCAATCCCTGATTTTGATGGTATTTTTTATCTTGTATTATTATGCATTAGATAGGTTATTCGATTATATTGAAAATAAAAGAGGTGATAAAAAATGAAAGGATGGCAAATACGTTGTGGCGCACCAGATTGTGCTGACGTGTATGATGTATATCTCAATAAAAAAGATGCTGAACGTGATATGAAAATAGTAGAAAAAAAATGTGTAGGAAAAATGAGACACTGTAAATTTAGTGTGTCAGAAGTAGAAATAATTGAAGGTAATAATAAATGAAAGATGTAATAATGCCTTGTGGCAAAAAAATAAAAATTGAAAATAAAGATTACCAACATTATATAATATTAGGAACTGAAATATTTGGTCATCCCGAGTACTTCGATATTTGTCTTCATTTTTGTGAGGTAAACGTTAATGAATGTGAATGTTGGCAAGAATAAAATTAAAGTTCTTGATTTATTTTGTGGAGCGGGTGGTTTTTCTTACGGTTTCCAACAAGCAGGATTTAAGATTGTTGCAGGAATAGATAACGATAAACGTGTAAAAGAAACATTTGAAAAAAATCATCCTGATGCCGAATTTATTCTTGCTGATATTACTGAAGTGAGTATAAAGAATTTTTTAAATGTTGATATCGTGATCGGAAGTCCGCCATGCCCCGAGTTCAGCAGGGCTAAAGCGAATCCCGACCCGAAGAAAGGGATGATTTTAGTAAATCAATTTTTAAAGTGGATTTCTTTAATTAAGCCAAAATATTGGATTGGCGAAAATGTAAGTGGGTTAATGAAATATTTAGATAACGACACGCTATCAATGGCATTCGGAAAAAAAATAAAAAAGAAAATATTAGATTGCGTGAATTATGGAGTTCCACAATTTCGCAAAAGATTATTTTTTGGTAAATATCCCGTTCCAAAACCCACGCACGCAAAAGGAAGAACGTTTTCTTTGACAGGAAACATATTAAAAAAATGGGTAACGGTAAGAGATGCAATTGGAGATTTAATAGAATTAATTAATAATGAAATATACCTCACTGATCAAATCGGTAATAATACAAAATCACATACACCGATATATAATGCCACCACACGACCATCACGAGCCGTAACATCAATCCCGCAACGACAAATAATGAATCTTGAAATGACCAAATCCACGCAAAAATCAATTCAGCACAAATTTGACTGTAACTTTGGAATGCAGAAAAGATATAACAATTTCTCACTTGATAAACCGAGTATTACGATCACGGATATGCACGGAGATAGTCCGATAATTGAAATATCAAACTTAGAGTCGCTTAAAACGCACGACAAAGTTTATGATAGATGTTTAAATGTATTGGACAAACCTGCGAAGACCTTAATTACATTTCGTAGTACTCATCACGTTAAAATCAACGAATTAAATTATTCATCTTATAAAATAAATGAATATCCAAAGTCGTACGTTAAATGTAGAAAGAAATATCGAAGATTGACCATCCGAGAATGTGCCAGACTGCAAAGCTTTCCCGACTCATTCATATTCTACGGTTCTAAGACCGCCTGTTATAAAATGATCGGTAATGCCGTGCCTCCGTTAATGGCATATCACCTCGCAATGGCAATAAGGAGTGAAATGAATGAAAATACGCGATAAAATTTTTCAGGGACATGTTTTAGATATATTAAAAAAATTTCCTGACGAATGTATCGACTGCGTGGTTACAAGTCCTCCTTACAAGTAAGGTCATTCCGATATTAGAAATGTTAGTATAATGAGCGTGATGAAATGTTATATCTTCTCAACGTGGTATATGATGGGAAATACGGCTTCTTCACGAAAAAACGTTATTCTGCCAAATTAAAATTCTATAATGACGAAACGCAACAAATTGAAGTGCACGATGACCACACGAATCACCATCCTAATTTTATCGTTGATGAAAAACCTACATTTAAACACCACGAGTTATACCGTATCGTGCAAAAACCGAAGATAGATCGTTTGCACGATAAGCGGAGGGTAATGTATAAAGTTTTCACGAAGACACCATTAGGCGTGCCTGAACTCTCAAAGAAGTTCAAGAAGGCATGGGAAAATAAAATAAAATATGTAAATTGTTACCTTGACGATAGAAAGTTAGTACCGTGCATGCCATATAACACGCCACGCTCTGATAATTACGTTCAACAGCAACATGATAAGGAAATTCTTAATGAAATATTTGCGGGCATAAAAGATGAGAGTGATGAATTTTTTAGGTGGCTACAACATTACCTTGACATGTATCTTACAACAGTACCTTCCGTGAGAAGGTGTGGTATGGATATCGAAGTTGCTGAAGAAGCTCCAAATAAATTTCCTAATCCACAAAAAGCAAAACAACCAGTTTTATCAACGTGTATAATCGGTTCTGACGGGAAAGTGTATAAATTCGTGAATAAAGAATTGAAAGAACCGCCAACCGATAAATGTGTTCATTACATGGAAGAATGGGAACTGATTTATAACACGTTAAAAGTTTGCGACTCATACCCAATGACGCTAACGTTTAACGGTGATGGGTTTGACGTGCGGTATTTGAGAAACAGACTAAGGCATTTGAAAAAAAATATTAACATTCCCGTTTACATAGATTCTGATCGTTTTTGTCATTTCCGTCATTCAGTTCATATAGACTTACAGCTTTTTTTACAACAGGGCGCAATCCAGAAATATGCATTTAAAGACACGTATAAAACCACGAGTCTTGAAGCGTGTAGTCAGGCATTGTTTAACGTGGGTAAAGTCAAGCACGATGGACTTGTTAGGGATCTTTCCACTGATGAATTAATAAAGTATAACGAACGCGATGCGTGGCTGACGCTTTATCTCACGCAATTCAATAATGAGGTTCTCTTGAAGTTAATGTTTTTTGCGGCAAGAATAAATAAATGTGATTTAATGCTCGTTACAAGAAAGACCGCAATGACGTGGCTATCCGCACGTTTCAGCTGGATACACAGGCACGATAATATACTCATACCATTAAAAGAAGATATTGAAAAATTAAAAGGTGGAGCGAGTAAAAAAGGTAAAACTGGCGCAAAATTTTCTGGTGCAAAAGTCCTCGAACCCGTGCCAGGTGTATTTTGGAATGCAGTTCTTGTAGATTTTGTATCAATGTATGCAAGTATAATCAAAGAGTATAATATATCTTATGAAACCATAATGTGTGGGCATGAAGAATGTAAACGTAAGCTTCCGCGACTAGGCTACCAAATCTGCTCAAAGTATGACGGTATCATTGCCACCCATTTATCTTTGGATCTCGTGTTGAGAAAAAACTACTTCAAGCCCAAAGCAAAACTTACAGGAAATCTAATGTTAAAAGCGATTGAGCAGTTTATCAAAGTTGAAGTGAACATGTCGTGGGGTATCATTGGAAATGATAAATTTGATTACTACTGCGAACCAGCCGCGGAAGGTATTACGGATACAGGACAATTCAATTTATTATCACTGAGAAAAGAAGCATTAAATCCTACTTACGTGAACTCAATTCCGATAAGTAAATTAAGACAGCTTACCTGTAAAACGCTTTACGGACATACCGACAGTTGTATGCTTGATAATCCGCACGAATTAATGGTAGAACACCTGAAAAACTTCTGTATTGAAAAACTTGGTCTTGAACTTGACGTGGAAGCGAAGTACCTCGTTGTATTCCTCACGTCAAGAAAAGCAAATTACATTGGAATTGAAATCACGAAGGATGGCAATAAAGCCGTGATAAAAGGTCTTGCGGGAAAGAAGTCTAACACGCCGTTATTATTTCAAAAAACGTTTAAGAAAGTAATATCATTACTTGAACAAATAGAATCAAAAAAGACGCTTCCGCTTATCACGAAACGAATAATCAAAGTAGTGAAACATACCAGAAAAAAAATAATGACAAAAAATGTCACGCCCGAAGACATATCATTTAACATATCAATGTCAAAAGAACTTAATTGTTACACGAAGAATATACCGCAACATGTTAGAGCGGCACGATTACTCAAAGAATTTGGTGAAGAAGTACATTCGGGTGATATTATCAGCTACATAAAATGCAAGAATGGTGTCGTACAACCTGTTGAATTTGCTGACGTGAAGCTAATGGATACAAAGAAGTACCGTGAGCAATTAGAGTCTATTTTTCAACCCTTATTCGAACCATTGCAAATTAATTATGCAAGCGTGATTGAGGGAAGGAAACAATTATTAGATTTTTAAGGTGTATATTATAATATGGTATATCTTGATAAGTCACTCTTAGAGTATGACATAGAAATTAAAAGTAAAAAAATTAGTCACGAAAATATATTAAAAATACGAAAAAAAGAGAAAGAATCCATCAAGAAACATATCAATCACGCGGATAAAATGATGACATTTTAATAAAAATGTTATCTAACTCCACCAACACGATATATTCTCGGATCTTTAAGTCGTTTTGCTTTTGACTCTAACTGTTCGAGTAAATTTCGTTCTCGTTCTTCGTTTAGATCTATAACTTTAACTTTAACATTTTCTTTTATTTTCTTCGGTTTTGGCTTTGTTTGTGCACGTATCTCTTTTCGTTTCTCGGTAATGATTCTTTGTAGTTCGTTAATTTGTTCTTGTTGCTTCTCATCAACAATTTTGTTTTCACGTATTTCTTTCCGCAATCGTGCTTTCTCGGCACGAACTGCTTCGATTTCTCTTTGTAGTCGTGCGATTTCCTCTTCGGTCAAGTCATTCACCTTTTTCGGAATTAGATTTCAATTGTGCTAACTGTTCTTTTTCAAGTGCTAATATTTTCTCAATGACTTGGCGGTATGTTTCCTTTAAGTCATTGTACACGTTTTCCAAAGAAAGTTTTTTTGCCTCAATTTCTTTTAATTCCTTTACCTTTTCAGCAAGATCCTTGTACTCGGTTTCGGTAACATCGAGTTCACGTCTTATATCAAAGGCATTGACTTTTAACATGTTTAATTCTTCGTTCATTTTTTAATCACTTCCATTAAATTGTTATATATTGTAACCAAATCTTACAACTATCACTTCCACCATTTGCAGACTGTAATTTAGCAGAAATCAATGTCCCGCCAGTGAATACAGGACTATTAACATTATCTACAACGAGTGTTCTTCTACCACCTGCACCGTGAAAGAATGTCTGGCAAAATTCGGTATTTGAATCTCCAAATGCTAATTTCAAACCATACAAAGTATTTGCATCACTCGGATTATCTACATACACGCCGCTAACTTTAAATGGATTAAGCGTATCAGAACCAGTAATCAAATTTGTCCATTCGCCGTCTTCGCCATTATTACTACCCGCTTGTATCGTGATACCACTTGATACGTTATTTGGTATTATTTTATAATAATAATCACTCCAATTAATACCATTTTGATCGAAATGTACTACATTACCACCGCTTAAATTTACGTTTGACGTATTACCATAGAAACACACGCTTTCAAAACAAGTTTTATCGCCATCGTCAATCTTCACGCCAATATTACATTCTTTTACCATACACTTTTCATAAAAAAATATATAATTATTATTAGAATCAAAACCGTGAATACCCGTTTTACATTTTAACACGTCAATTTTACCCATGTATACACTTGTTGCGCCTTGTATGCTTATTCCCGTTGAATTAGATGAATTGCCAAATATTCTTAAATCATTAATTAACACGTGGCTACAACCACTTTCTAATTTCAATCCACAACGACCAACTACCATGTTACTCGAATCAATATAACAACTTTCAATCGTGCTACCCTTCACGCCAGATCCTGTATAAATAATACCGTCTGAACCAGTTCCACAAATGATAGCAATATTTGATAAATTACCTATTTTCGTAAATTTCAAAATAGACGTAGCACCAGAATGGTTATTTACGATTTTAGTTGCGTTCATTCCTACACCGCGTATTTCAACATTTGCCGAAACTAATGGATCGCCACTAATATTAATATCGAAACCGCTATTATTATCCGTTGATAGAAGCAATAAAGTCATGTCGTGATCGTTTGTAGAACATAATTGTAATGCATCGTATAAATTATTTATTGCATTATCCCATGACTTTCCATCGCCATTTGAACCATTTGGGTTCACGAATAATACATCAGTGTAAACACGCGCTTCTTTTGACGAATCGATTGCCGCTAATTCATCAACATTTGACGATAAATTAACAGTTGTATTCAAATGTTTCTCGCGGTCATAAACATTATCAAGTGGTATATTTCACACGTCCGATATAACTCCATCGAATGTAAATTTAGTATCAACAACGGTAGAATGGCATACGAATTTGCTTCCTGCAGGGTACCATACATCTGGAAATGATATGAATGTCGAACCGCTATCAGTTTTTGGGCATTGGTAAATTACAATATTATCCCTCGTGTCAATGCTAAACCAAAAATCTCCAGATTGCGCTAATGCACTTAAGTATGAAGTAGGAAATCCCGCTACAGTTTGTATATGACCTACTGACGGTAATTCTTTAAAGACAATACCGGATAACGCTTCATTGCCTTCGGGTACCGTAGGTTTTACACCTAACCACCCACTTGAATAATACGTTGAGCCTGTTCCCGGAGTAACAGAATGTAATTCTCTACGAAAATTATACGAATTGCCCATTACATCACTTCCGTAATTTGATTTTCATTATCTCACCAAAGTTTTCTTTTTATTAATAGTCGTGGGATGACGTTTAGAAGAACCACTTGTAAAGTATTGTTGCTTAATTGGCTTACCTTCTTCATTTGGGTGTCGTTTAAAATGTTTTTTTTGGAGGTCGTCATGTAATTCGACTATTTCTTTAACTACCATTTGTATCACTCCATATCAATATCGTATTTTAACCATATCTTATAATATATAATTCGATTACTTATTTTCCACGTTTCTACATTATTCACGATAAATGTAGTTCCGTCATGAATGATTTGATCATTTAAGTCAAGATTATAATCATCTGGTGAATTCATTCTATAATTTATATCTACACCGCTTGTATCCTTTGCTTTCATATAAAGCCTCGCACGACCCTGTTCGGCATATCCAACAACAGTGTGTTTTAGCCTCTGTTCACGTTGCGATAATTCATTCGGTTGAACCATTCCTTTTATTGTATAATCCGTGTAATTAAATTGCCTATTATTAGTTTGTGTGGTATCGACTTCGTCATAAACGTCATCATAACTACTATCAGGCGCACGTAATCCCGTGAAATGACGAAGCGTGATTTCTTCACCATAATCGTCTATTGCCTCATTGAAGCGATTTATCAAACTACTACTCACGGTCAATTGATCACGCCCGCGTCTTCACCTATGTTATGTAAGGCAGGATAAATTGAATCTTCGTAATCGCCGGGGTCGTCAAGAAATGAAAATTTGTTCGTGCTTAACATTTCAAGCCGTCTATGATATCGCGATTCAAAGTAATCACGACCCGCTTGAAACACGCCTACATTCCAATTCAATCCTTGTTCTTCTACTCTAAAATCACCTAACATCACGTTTTTACCTAGAAATGAATCTCCTACAAATAACCCAAGAACCATCACGGCAGTACCATCAGCAATACAACCACGTTGAAGCCATTTACCGCTATCATAAGAAATTCCTACATCAGCTTCAACTTCTGCTTGCGTTTCACGCCAAAATTCAGTAATCATATTATCAGGAATGCGGCTTGTATCGCCGGTACCAAGTTTTCCTAACCTAAGCCGTACCACATAAATCTCATCTGATGTCGGATGCGACAATTATATTCACCGTATAAATAAATATTGTAGGATAAAAAAAAGACACCTACATTACGAAGTTGCAAAGTCGTTACATATTTGTACAGCGTCAGTCCAAATGATTTTTCCTTTTAGCCTTTGCGTGGCAAGATATCCCTGTGCATCACGTTGAGTGTCATCGTACCTTCGTGCCGTAATCATACGGTTTTGTGCAATGATACCTGCAACCTTTCGGTCAAGCATGATCATGGTACCAGCTGGCATTTCAGAACTTACGAGAATGTCTAACACGCCCCAAAGGTTCATTACCTGACCACGCAGCGCGTTCTCAACAAACTGAGAATTTGCTTGGAATCTTCCTGCCGCAGAACGCCATTCGTCTGTCTTCATTAACTCTCGCATCTGATATGGATGCATCACGATAGTATCAGCATCCCAATCTTGCACGTTAATTTCTGTTAGCATGTTTAAAATTTGAACTAGCGTGATTGGCTGACTACCAGTATAATCTGTACCGTTATTTATCATTACATTCTGAAGTTGTGTATTCTCAAGCTTTGCCATTGCTTCGCCTGCAAGTCTAACTTGTCGTGGAAACAATGCAACGCGAGCGTCTTCGATCATTTCAGTTGTAAGTTCGACACGCACGCCATATTTTTCTGGAGTTACCGTTTCTTCGGTAAATCGTTCCATTTGCTCTGGAATTTCGGCATACTCGCTAATGATAAATGCAGACACCGAATCTTTAGTTCCTTTTTGTAACGTATATGTAGTTCCTTTGAACGTTATCAGATCAAATAGTTGCCTACCGATTAAATGCGGAAATGCCGCTTCGTAGATTCGTTCAGCAATAACCTCGGGCACGAGATAAGAATAATTATCGTATGAGGTCGTTGCGGCTTCAGTGATTTTCACTTTCCTTCGTCTATCATTGAATTGTTTGAGATCTTCAGAGATATACTCGTAATAACGATTGTAAAAAATCTCTGGAATGGCAACGCTAATGTATGACTCGCTATTCCATTTGATTTCATTTTGAATTAAATCGTTTGCCTCTTGAATGGCGTATTCAAGCATGTATTCACGTTTATCCTTTGATGGTTTTAGGGCTAAAATCTGTTCTTTTATTTCTGCTATTGATGCCATATCATTTCACCTACTTATTATCCATATTTAATGATTGCATTAGCAAAATTGCTACTGGTCGCATGTTAAATGGACTTGAAGTCGTTCCTGTTCCAGCAGTTGCTGGTGCTTCTGTATTATTCAGTGCAATGCCTAAAATTGAATCGCCTGTTGCAACCGTGCTCTTATGTACCGTCCCTAGTTTTTCATTCGTGCCTGCAAGTGAAGCCCTAACGCGATCGCCGCAACTTATTGCAGTATTAGTTTTACCTATAACCACACCTTTAAGTTGAACCGTAACTGCGTTTCCACTTGAAGCGGCACTCAATGCTATGCCGATAGTACTAAGACCTTCTTTTGCGTCAGCACCTGCGGCACAAACTGATGGTTTTTCACTAACGGTACGTGCCTTTGAGAAATTCCACGTAGAACCGCTCGAATATAATGCAACCGCGTCAAGGTACTGAATATCGTCTTCAGCTCTAAACGTGATATTACGCGCTTCACCGAATACCGTACCTTCTTTTTGTGGCGTGAAACCACTTTCCCATTGCCACACTTCTGTGTTTGGTTTTACCATAATTTTTCACCTACTTTTTTTACCAACCTCTCGGACTGAAATAACCCAAAAACGTATCTCCGCTTGCAGAAGCAGCTTCGATCGCATAACCCACGTAGTTCACCATTCCAACAAGTTCACTTGCCTGCGCCATGCTACCACCAGTAATTTGATATGTCGAACCAGTAGGACTAAATGCCGAAACAAGCCCACTACCAGTATTTTCAACGACAAGTTTATTACCAGCTGATATTGCACCAGCCGAAGTAAATATTGCATAATTGTTCGGAGAAATGAATGAAACGCCTGAATTTTCACCAGCACACTCTTTCGTAGTAACCCCGTGTACGTTACCAGAATTGAATGAACTGAGGTAAAGTTTTCCGTCATCACCATAACAAATAACTCTAAATGCCGGTAATGCCGAACCTGCTTTACTTACTTTTGTTAGCCTGTCTGCACCATTTAAATAACTTGAATTTGTCATTGTTATCACCTTACTCTATTTTGGGTTCTTTCTTAAAGACGAGTTCGTTATCTATACAATACTCGACAAAATCCTCCTTCAGTGGTTTATTAAATCCTAACGCGCGTTCAATGATACGTTTATGTTCAATTAATTTAATCGCTTTCCGTGCTTCCTCAGATAAATTTACCTTTTTTTCTTTGACAATGTCTATGAATCCACCTTTATGTTGTGAGCTTTCTTCAACCGTGTTATCCTCTTTGTTATTATCTTTCACTTCGCCCAAAATTTTCATTCGGGTTTCAAGTTTTGATAATGACCACGTGAATAACTCCTTCTCACGTTCTGTCATTTTCTTTTCGGGATATGACTTTGGTAAGACTTTAGTTTCAAGTACCGCTATTTCCCTTGCAATTCGTTGTCGTTCACGTTTTTCAAGTTGTTCCTTTTCTTTGCGGGTTTCTTCCGCTTTCTTTTGAAATTCAGATTTTTGCTCTTTCAATATCTCGACTTCTTGAGAATGTTCTTCTTCCCATTTTTCCCGAGCTTTTCTGAGCAATTCCTGAACATCAACTTCAACTTTTTCGCTCATTGTTTTTTCCCTTTTTTCTTTTTTTTCTGATAATTTTTCAATAAATGTTGGAACACGTTCTTGTGCTATTTGAGCGGCGGGTACGCCTTCACGGTTATATACTATTGCCAATCCTGTAAACTCGAAGTTATGAGGTATGATAGTACAAACTTCCTCACTGCCATTTTTTGACTTGTACTTCATGCCTTTGTAATGACTACATTCACCATAAACGCAACCACAAATCGAGCATTCTACCCATTCTGGTTGTGCCTCAATACTTACGTGATCGATATAACCCGACTCTAATGCCGCCGCAGAAGCGGGATTAATCATCGTATCTATCTCCATCACAAAATTCACCTGCTTGGACTCACCGAGAATTGAGGTAAGAACGCGTCCTATTGGAGGACTAAAATGATCGTGATTAGCATTTACTTTTTGACCTTCGAGTGTAGTGTATGCCCTTTTAATTTCTTCTTCCGTGTAATTTACCAGATTACGACTGACTCCAGGTACAAGTGCCGTCCCTGCAAGATAGATATACCGATTATTTTCAGTTGAAATATCATCAACTCTTTCACAAAGAAGATCCTCTTCGTCAAAGTATTCTCGTTTCCATTTCAACTTTGTAGTCTTTGCACAAATAGCCCTTGCGGCACTATCCGCTTTGTCTTGGGACATTCCACGTTTGATCATTTGAGGAAGTACTCTTTGAAAGCAACGTTGTAATTTGGCTGGCATGTTATTTACCCGTTATGCTCTTTTTATGAGGAGAGATAGTTCCGGGATCTCTCTTTGATAGTGCACCTCTTTTTTGTGAATAGATATGATTGCCGTAGTTCTGGTTACCGTGTTGAGATTTAGTCCCATTTTGTGTACCAAGCCTACGGTCAATTGTATTTCCCTTTTCAGCACTCGTTCTACGGTCGCCCGCATTAGAGCCCTGATTAAGTAATGTTTTTGGACTCATTGTTTTGTTACCTTACCTTTTTGTTTTGTTTTATCGGTCGGAGGATTAACTTTATTGCTGTTAAATCTCTGACCGAGTGAATTGGTAGTATTTTGTTGCTGTTGAATTGGATAAATGAACATATCACCATAATTCTTAATTTCTTTCTTTTCGATAGGATCGTATGCTTTTATTGGTTCTGTCAAGCCAATCATTCGTCTTGCTTCATTCGGAGTTATCATTCCGATTGCTTGCATTTTTACTAAATTCTGTTCTTTTTTATCACGTTCAATTCGCTCGAAGCGATTCCATCGTATGTTAAGATTTTTTACTTTTCGTCTTCCCATACCCTTGAGATTAAGTTGTAACCTCAAAAGTGGAAGTATGATATTGGTAGTGAGCAGATTCTGCAATGTCTGGTTATGCATGTCAAATTCTTCAAGGTTCTCACGTGATTTGGCATCGGATTTACCTAGACCTAATGCAACTGCAGGAGTTCGTATTGTACCCAAAATTTCATCCCTTATCTCTTCAAAGTATGGCGTGAAATTCAATGCCACTTTAAAGTCGCTACCCAATGTTTTTCCATCCACTCCATATGGCACACCAATATCACTTGAGGGATGTGTTTTCAAATTACTTATGAAACTCGTAATCTTTTCTTTTGGCATGCGAGGGATTGCTTCATTGCCGAAAATCCATAAAATTATAGGCGAACCATACCGATGCAACGTCTTCATTGCATCTGCCCAAACATTAAGCTTACGCTTAATAGTTTCCACGAGTGGATGTATGACTGAATAACCATAAGGATCTTCAATTGTAGCACCACGTTTCCAGTGTATGATTTCATCAGGAAAGAAATACTCCTGACGGTATGACGAAAATTCCCAATAACCAAAGACGTTACGTTGCTCGTCAGTTTCCACAAACATGTATTGTGGGTCGTTATGAAATAACTTGATTATTTCATTATCAAATACAACCGGTTGAAGAAATTCATTTCCGTATGACAAATAATTTAGTATGGCATTTGTCATGTGTTCATGAAATTTAATTCTGCTATTCTCGGTAAAATCAATGAGTTCACGTTTTGCGTCTTTATTATTACATTCTATCTGAAATCCCGGTTGCATTGTTTTGTATGCACGTTCCTCAATGGCGGCATTTACTATCGGTTCACGTTTTATGATTTTCTTTATCACGTCTAAATTTATCGGATGTGGTTGTAACGTGGTTATTTTCGTGCGATTAATTTTTGGTTTGTTTACAAATCGTTGAATGCTTTCATTTTGTATTAACTTAAATTTATGCTTTAATTGAATTAAATCGTAATATTCATGCTTTGAAAAATAACTGTTATAATTATCATATTCATTCTCTTTTAATTCCATTATTTCTCTCAGAAAAAACGTTTTGCTTATCCTTTCATTCAATTCAACGGTTGAGTTCTTAATCTTCTCGGAAATGAGATCCCTATTTTCTTTTATATATAACTCGAAACTCACGGATCTATCATTAAAAAATATATCACTACTGAATACATTTAGTTTCTCAAGGTAATGAGGTTCTCTTTTTTCCTCTATTATATAAAAGTCAAAATCACCATTTCGGAATGAAAGTAATTGCTGTGGTGTTAATTCTACGTCACTCATTAAAGATAAAAGCTACAATAAGTATATATAAATGAATTACTAAAATTAGCATGTTACAAATTGTTACAAAGTGATCGGAAATGAAATTAAAGACATTTGAATCAAAACTTTATTTTCATAATAAACATTCCGACATGCATTACCTAAAAGTTTCTACAGCACTCGCACGCGAGGAAGATTATCCATTTCGACCGAATAAAAAAATAAAAAATGTTATCGTGGGTAAAGCACTAGTTTTTTACAACGAAGATGATGAAGAAGAATTACTCAAGCAAATAAACGATAACTCGACCCCAACATTCAAAGAATTGATAAAAAAGGAACAAAATAATGAAGATGTGTATTTCGAATGGTAGTAAATCCCGATGAAAGCTGGGACGATGCCTATCTTGCAAAAATACAAGTAATAGAAGAAAAATGGGCAAAACCTAATGGGCATGAACATATTTGTGGTCATCCTACAAGAAATGGCACGCCGTGTAAACGATTTCCTACTGATATGGGTGGAAAAATTATAAATGGAAGGTGTGCCATTCATGGCGGCTACCCAATGGTTTCTCATTCTGTCAAAGCAATAGTAACCAAAAACATAGATTTCATGTTATGCGATAAATGTGCGATAAATCTTGAGGGAAGGTGTGAAGCATACAAGAAAAATCATACGTGTTCAATCGAAGCCGAGATATACCAAACATTGTGGCAAAACCTCAATGCAATATACAAGTTCGATGATTTTCCGAGTCAAGTAATGCTCGACTCGATGATACGTGATTACATACGTAGGCATAGGGCGTGGCAATTAGAAAATGTCGTGGGCATTGAGTGGGCAATAAAAATTGGCGTGGCTAACTACTATGAACGTGCAACGGAAGCACTTGCAAAATGGTTCGATAGGTTAGGAATGATTAAGAAATCTGATAAAAAAACCATTAGTAGCATGATGGCTACGCTATCAAAGGTGAGCAAGAAATAACACTCGAGGAATCAAGTCCATTAGCAACATTATCTCCGCAAGAATTCAAATATATCGTGGACGATCCCGTCCGTTTCGATCTTTTTTTTTACGGCGTGTGGGATTATTGGTATCAAAAAGGCGTAATACAAGATCTACATGACGCTATAGCGGCAGTATTCGGGAGGCAAACTGGAAAATCAGACATACTAGCAAGAAGGGAGAATTATAACGGTGCTACTAATCTGGAAGATGATTTAATTTCAATTTTGGTTGCACCGGCACAACGTCAATCCGAAAATTTATACTCACGTTGTAAGAAATATCTCAATCGTAGCCCGATACTTCTTTCTGAATTAAAGGAAGGTCGGGTTCTAATGAAAGGCATTGAGTTTCTTAACGGATATACAATCGTAAACATGCCAATCGGTCAAAGTGCCGATAAAGTACGCGGTTTTTCTGTTGATGAACTCGTATTCGAAGAAGCCGCTTTCATACCGGGTGCGGCATACGATGCACTCACAGATTCACTTCTTTCTACCGCAGGAACTGAAATTCGTATCGGTACGCCAAATGGTAAAGCGAATCCACTTTACTTAGCATTCGAAAATGCATTTCGAATACACACCATTCCCGAAAGTAGATGGGAAGCATGGGATATTACGAAAGATGACATGATAGTTAAAAAATTTGACAACGTTGATATGGATGATGCATGGTCGTGCCACCACTATCCTAGCCACGTAGGCTTGAATGTATATAAGGTATTCAAGGCTTACGCAAAAGAAGTGTGGGATATTGGAATGGAAGATAGACGCTTCAAGAAACGTCATCGCGGATGGAGGGTTATCAAAACTGAAAATAAACGGTATATCGGTCAATTGATCACTGACCATTGGGATGTCATCAGTAAATTTCCGCTCGAAAATGAATTACGCGTGCAATACACGCAAGTGAAAGACTTACTTGATAATGAACTCCATTTTATCGTGGGATTTCCGCAAATCAACGCAAAGAGATTGAAACGGCAACTTAAGCGACCACGTAATACGGTTGAACGCGAGAACCTAGCATTATTCTCTGATGATGATGGTGTTGTATTTCCATACGAATTTGTCGTTCGTGCATTCCGCAAAAATATATCGTTATGGACACACCCACGACCAAACCTCGAATATTTTGGTGGCGTGGATATCGCAAAAGGTATTGGTGGCGATTATTCAGTCATTACAATTGTTGCATATAATAGGGAAGCAAATAAAATACAGCTCGTGTACCAGTGGAAATCGAATAAACGAAGAATCAAAGAAGTGAAGCAACGTGTGCTCGACTTACACAAAATATGGAAAATAAATAGGTGGTTCATTGACTCAAACACCATCGGCACGGAAACCGTTGAAGACCTACAGGACATGTTAGGAACGAATTACATAGATGGTATTGGATTCCAAACTAAAGATAAGGCTGATATGGTAGCTAACATGGAAATGTTACTCGGAGATAATTCAAGCCCGTGTAATGTTTACATACCAAACGAATTAGAAGAATTAAAACACCAATTTAAATTTTACACGAAAGAATTATCAAAAGACGGTAGTAAACTCAAGTATCACCATCCCGATTGGGAAGGTGAACACGATGATGAGCTTGACTCTTTCATGCTTGCATGTTTATGTGCGAAGTCTGCAAAAGTAGTTGATTTTGACGTTTATTTTATCGATCCAATATGGTAAAATATAAATATGAGTATATGATTATCATACATAATAAAAACTCGAGGTGATAAAAATAAGTGTACTGATAGAATTAGACAGCAGAGAACCGAGTGAATTTCTTCATCACTTAAAGTCAGTATTTGACAAAAAAGATGTAAAAACACGTAAAAACCTTTTCAAGACCGAAATAAAAGCACTTAAAGTTGGCGACTTTATTATTAATAATACAATTGGAATTGAACGTAAAGCCGCAAGAGATTTCATTTCTTCTATTTCTGACAAGCGATTATTTCGCCAAATCGAAGATCTCGTGAAAGCATACGGGCACCAAAATTCGTACTTACTTTTGGAGGGTTCACTCGAAAAAGAAATGCAATGGAGTAAAATATCACCCGAATCAGTATATGGAGCGTTACGATGGGTAGGTCAGCAATGTCATGTAATTAACGTGTTAAACACGCAACAATCTGCAAGATTTCTCATTAATCTTGCAAAACAAATAATGAAAGACGACACGCCACGTTTACCACGAATGGTTATAAATAAACCACGTGAAAATGAAACTGATATAAAACGATGGCAAATAGCATTTCTACAAACATTACCGAAAATAGGTGCAACCGTTTCCACGAGCATTCTTAATGAGTATGGTTGCCCGAAAGCATTCTTTGATGATATTACTGACGGAAAAATCCCAAAATCCAGAATTAACAATAAAGAAGAAGCAATAAAAATATGGAAATCTATTTTGACAGAAGTCGTGGAGGAAAAATTATGAGCATTGTCAGAACATGTGAATACTGTAATGAAGAATTTTATACCGAAAGTAAAAATTCAAAGCGAAAATATTGCAGTAGTAAATGCAGAAAAGAAGCACGTAAAAAGAAGTTAAGAGAAGAGAAAGAACTGGATAGTGAACCAATTCTTGATTTTAAAATGGAAGACATTCCACCAAAAGAACATTTCACGGTAAAAACCGGAAATGAAAAACGTAAAGATAAACCGGTATCATTGTTATTTCTATGCAACCAGTGCATTATCAAAAAATATAATCCCATAAAAAAGAAGTTGATCGTGCCAGGACACCAACTACTCGGCACGTATTACGGCAAATGCCCTTCGTGCGGAAAGGAAGTGCCATTCAATCCAGAAATGTCTGCTAACATGCGTGCATTTGTACGAATACCGCCAAAAGACGAAGCACCATTAAACGATGACGATATTCGTGCATGTAAAAAAATATACAAACACTATGCTGTTGTATCACGGAATAAGTTGTATGGAAAATGAAATTAATGAATAAACAGGTATTATCAATCGACAATCATGACATACCAAAGCATTGTAGTAGGATCAATCAGATAATTTCGCTTATCACGGAAGCGGATGAAGAAAAGAATAACCGCTTCAAAATGGAGTATGAACTACTACGTGAGTCTAACGATGGTTATGTTATAATGATAAATAATCTCCGTTCTGAGATTTCTAAATTAAAAGAAACAATAAAATCATTAAAATGGGAAAACAACGAGAAACAAGAGAAAATAACAAGACTTAAGGTAAAATTACAAAAAATAAAAACTACTAAAAATCACAACGAAAAAGGATTATTAAAGAAGATTTCCGACCTGAATAAAGAAAATGATACAACGCTTTCAGAATTAAGACGAATGGTAAAACGTAATAAAGAATTCTATGATGAAACTGTAGAACTCAAGAATGCTTTGAGTTCCGAATTTAGCATTGTAAGTTCCACGGTACGTAAAATGCTGATTGACAAGATAACATTTACCGAGTTCATGAAAAATAAAATAAAAAATAAAATTAACGAGCTGTTCTAATGAATGGAAAATACCACTTGTTGATAAACACGATTGGTGGAGTATTTTTGTTTTTGTATTGTGTATTTGCGTATATTTTATCTATTTTATCACCACTCCTTGACTATATTTTTCCGATATCCAATCAATCGTGGTCAGACACACCTGGTATAATATTTTCATTCATTGCTTCATTCGCGTGGTGTGATATAGATCAGCACGTGAGTTGGCTTACCCACAGAAATTGGTTTACACACTCCATACTTATTTCCATACCGCTTTTATTCATACCATTATGGTGGTGGCAATTCACGGCAGGCGTGTTTACTTTCTTCGTGGGCTTACACTTAGTTTGCGACTGCATAAAAGATCCGAAGAAGCAGAAAGGGTACTGGAACGTGGCAATAACAAAGAAAAAACGGATGAATAGGTGGCAATCTTTATTATGGCTAGAAATAAATGGATGGGTAGGAATTATACTAGGATTGATGGTGATGTTAATATGATTTTTTTAGTGGAATTCAGAAATTAAAAATGAAAGAATTATGGGATAACGAAGAAGATAATATATGAGAAGGAGAATGTTATTATTATGAAAGAAAAAAAATATAAAATACATCACGATAAAACGCGGAAATTACAAAAAAGAGAAGTTGGCGAAATAAAAATAAGTGATGGAAAAGTAGAATATGAAAAAATGATTAAACGACTACAAAAGATAGGTCATTTTGATGAAAATGAAAATCTTACAGAGAAGGGCAAACAATATGTATTAAAAATTCTAAAAGAAAGATGAGGTGATCGAATGGAAGAAGCAGTAAAACGAGTAAAATGTCCATTATGCAAAAATGAATACTTTAGCAAACGTAAAGTAGGAACTATTTTAAATTTAATATATAATCATAATGATCCCGAGTTATTTGATGTTAAATTTATATGGACTTGCGAAAAATGTAAAAGGGAATGGTTATTAGAAGAAATCGCAATAGTAGATAAAAAATAAAATAAAGCGTGAAGAATATGGTCGTAACAGAGAAAGCAACAATTTCGGCTGAAGAGTGGCGAAAACAGATAAACTATAAACGCACGGACGGGTGGCGTGTTATAGCTGAACGTGGTAATGGTAACGTTGCAATTGAGAAAGACACGCGAACGCGTGATGACAACACCTCAATGACAATGCGTGATCGACACGACAAATATCGAAGGAAAGTAAAAGTCGAAAAGGATTATACTTACCTTCACAAGCACGCAATACCAAAATCATTGACCTCCTCAGACTATGATGATATTTACAAAACTGGTCGCGATAGAAGAAAACAATATTACCCACGATTTGAAGAAGAGAAAGAAGGGAGTGGATTTACCCGTGATGGAAGCTACGATTAATTCGTATTTTACTTCAGAAATGGAAATTGAACGTTTCACAATGCCGTTTTTTCATTCCATTTTACCGCGTTACGTTTCTCCACATTATTGTAAGAATTGTATGCTATCACAAGAAACGTCCAATTCCACTGAAATGGTATTAGAACACGAGTTAGAAAATCGTGGTACGGATTTCGGATTTTCACCCTCGAGAATTGGTGCGGAATCGGTAACGATCTTCCTAAATTCCGCAGAGCAGAGAGAAGATAGCACGAAAAATTCAATCTTGAACGCAAAAATTCAATTCTCTAAGGTAATAATTTTTTCACTACAAAAAATCAAATTTGATCGCGAAGTCGAGAGTCGCGGTGAAGTTTTTTTTCATTTATTTCACTTTATTTTTGATATTAACAATAGTTTTATTTTCTGGCATTTTTTTCTTCACCAAGACCGACAATCTCGCGACCACGATAAAGTGGAAAGGCGCGGTGGAAAGATTTTATTTTTAAAGTTCCCTGAAACCAAAAATATTCCCTCATTCTCCATTATTTTTTATCTACCTAGCCCCACAAATATAGTGGCAACGGAGTCGAAAGGAGCGTTGTGGCGTTGTTTTTTTCTTTTTCATGATTCACCTGAGAGAAAATAGAGTCGTATTTTATTGCCGCAACAATCCCGACAAACCGTGATAAAACTTTATGGTAAAGAATTATTTGATAAATACGGTAAAAGCGTTCCGTTATCCGATAATAACAACGGGAATGGTAGCAGATATTGCGTGTGGTGCGGGAATGACATTAAAGACAAAAGGAAACGGAGATATTGCAGTAATAAATGTGAAAGGCAATTTAGACTTGAGTTCGCAAGAAGATACGATTGGAATTATATACGTAGAATGGTATTAAAGCAACGCGGATATAAGTGTGAGAATTGCGGGTCAAACGAAAAAATCGAAATACACCATATAATACCACGGTGTAAAGGCGGTAGCAATGAACTGGAAAACCTACGCGTGTTGTGCCACAAATGCCACCGCAAAGAAACCGACAAACTGCTTCGCGAACGGCTATCAAAGAGGAGGACGGCGTCCGCGTTCGCGAGCGATTTACTATCTTTTTTGTTGTAAAAACATACATTATAACACGCGTGATAATCATTCATGCAACAATAACATCCACGAATAATTATTATAATATCTATAACATCCAAAATATTCATGCCAACATATATGACATCCACCACCACCTTCCCACGCGAGAGTGATCGAGTTCTAAAAAGCATGCTTTGAAATGTAGAAGTAAAAAAAAGTTTTGGTTTGTGTGTGTATCCAGGCAGAGAAAAAAAAGAGAGAGGGTTATATATTCATCAATGTTTCGTGAAAGTCAATTATTTCCTGCTGAGTCTGAGCCCCTATAACAAAGGCGATTTCTGCCGCGTAATTCGTGCACCCTGCCAGATCTAGCGAAATGCTCCAATTGGCATAGAGATATTCGCCAGCACCATTCACGATTTGTTTCATTTCCCATAACGCTTTTTTCATTCTCAACACTCCGTCATCAGTTTATAAAAATCGGTATTTTTACATTTTAGATATCCTAGGTATGAGATCGGAAACAAATTTACCCGCCACTTCGCATCAAAGTCCGCGGGTAATCTCTCAAGAGCTGCAACAAAACCACATGCGAACGTTCGCTTTGCAATGCTATTAATATCTGGTCTGCGACCATAATAAACACAAAAGATTTCATCTGAATGCTCTTCAACGTCTTTATTCCTGAACATTCTTCTGAGCCATTTTTTTTCCGATACCATAATAAACACCTATTGATATATAGTTCTCGGGAGGGTTAATAAAAACCTACTACTCCAGTGGAGATAATGAAGCAGAGAGAAGTTCTCCGCGAAATACCCTCCTGGCTTGACCGTGCAAAAATTGCTGGATCGCGATAACCGTGACCTATATTTCCACTGTAGAATTATTATACACTCGCGAAATATTTTATGAGTTATACTTAACAGCCATACTTAACAGGCAAGCTCAAAAGAACGCAATACACGCCATTTATTCTAGCCCTGCATACAGATCTGTATTCCATATAGACGCTTATCTATATGAAAGATCGAGGGCGATGTATTATTATACTATAGCGTGAGTTATTATTATGATGACAATTTTAGCAAAGCGTGATTACGATATTAATTATATTTGTGCTTTTTACAAGAGGAATTACCACAATTTTGTCATCAGTAAAGGTCTTCGCGAACCAATTTCCAGGATGAAGAGCGCGATTAATTCCATGCATGACTTGTCGCACTTCGAGAAGTTCAGCAATTCAGACATTATTCGCGTGGTAATAAAGCTTCGCGAGCAAAACAGAGAAATATTTGACGCTATCGTGAAGGAAATAATCAAAGAAAAGAAGATCAAGCTCGCGAGTAAACGTAAAGCGCGAAAGAAAAAAAAGAAAAGATTACGCATATAGTGTTATCCACATATTTATTAAATTATTTACAATCTCAAGTACCCTTTGATCCGATAGATTACCTCTAAAATGCTGAAGTATTTTCCAAGGGTTAGTATGTTCATTTAATACCAAAGTCCGAAGTTTTTCATCAAGTTCTTTAGTCTTCATTTTTTCACTTCCTTTCACGGCAGGGCTGGCAACAACCCTGCCATAAAAAAAAGGGAGAGAAAGGGAATTAACAGGTGTGTTTCAACCTGTCCTTGCTATACCACCGCGAAGGACTATAAGTCCTGTGGTATCTCGGATCATTTCTCCAAACTTGGTAATCTAGCTCGCGAAGAAAGAACGCAAGCTGACGGAGAAACAAACCAAAACCATTAAAGTTATTCAATTCCATTTTTACACATCCAAAACTTTGTTAAGCGTGTTGTATAAAACTTCGAGTGGATCAATACCTTTTTTCTCTTGTCTTAAGTACTCTTCT